TTAGGCAGTTCCACCGTTCCGCTTTTCCCTGATCTTTTCACGGAACTTCGCTCCCAATCCTGAGGACATCGTCGATGTGCCGAGGTTCATCGCCCGGTCCAGGTCCTCACGATACCAGAACTTCCGTCGCGTGCTGTCAACGATGCGCGGGTTCGGATAGATCGTGCCGACGCGCTCGAGGAAATCTTCGACATGCTTTTCCCCGCAATACCCGGCAGCCATGTCAGCGGACATGCGAGGTGGCCAGCTGCCTGGGGGAACAAGGGATTGGCGACGTTCTCTCATCTTTCGCCTCTCTTCGCCGCTTCCCGCTCATTTGCGATCGCCGTCCCGATCGCCAACAGGACTTCGATATGGGTCATCGGCCTAGGCGGACCGGCTATAGCCTTTGCTGCCGTGCGGATCTCCTCGGGAAGAGCGTAGTATTCGCGCGTGGCGGGGGTGGCGTTGGTCAGGTCGGGGATCATCGCTTCTTCTCGGCGCGCTGGCGGATGGCGGCATCGGCAAGATCTTGGACGGTGCGATAGAATGCCGATTGAGCTTCCGACATCGCGGCATATTCGGGATCGACATTGAGCCAGTTTCCCCGCTCCCGTTCCGCGCGCACAAATTCAAGGCGGGCGTTGTAAGCAGATACGGCATCAACGTAGGCTTTGCGGGCGGCTACGATCTGGTCGAAGGCCTCGGCCCTGCTCTGTGCGGCGCCCGTATCGGCGGGGGCGATGTTCCACTTTTTAAAGCCACTTTTAGGGTCATTTGGGCAGGTTTTTTCCGGCGTTTCACTGTTCGTTCCACTGCCGTTCTTGTTGACAGTTGGCGTGATCGGGGAATTCGCCGGTGCGGGATGGCTAGAATAGAGCGCGCGATCTTCCAGGCTCTGCGCCAGATTGAGCCCGGCGGGCTCCGCCTTCATGAAGCCATGCGCCCAATCCTGCGTGTAGTCACAGAACGGGCAAATCCATCCGCGCACGGTAGGGATAAGCGCGCCGAGGTCGCCATAGGCAGCACGGTGATTGCCGTCGCCGCGATTGGCGCAGGTGAACGGGTGGAACTGGCCTCCGGTTTGGTGCTTGCCGAGGTTCGCGACTTCATCTGCGGTGAACACGTTTGTCATACCTCGTCCCTCGACCGGAGCGCGCCGGCGTCCGCCAGCGTCTGATTGATAATAGCAGTTGCGAATGGCGCCGCATCCTCGCCCATATCGGACCAGAGGCCGTGAATGGTGAGGGCGAGAACATGTGGATTGATGCGCGCGGCGCGCCAAAAGCGCTCCTCGTTCATGCCGTGCTGGCGGCGGTGCTCGTCGGGATGCAGCGGAAGAACCCAGCGGTCAGAAACCTTGCTGCCCTTGCCGCGACCGTAATGGCCATACCGCGGAGCTGCGCAAGACAGGTGCGCGGCCTCGACGCCGTACCGGCCGGAGACGCAGCAGGGAAGCTCGTGCACGAATGCCAGATAATCCTTGTTCTTCGTCGGCTTCCGCTTTGGTGTCGGATCGGGACGAACGGAGTTGGCGATGCGGTAGGCCATCACGCGGTCCCCCTGTTGAGTGGAACCTTAATGAACGCGGTTGGTTGAAACCGCGATGCGAAAGGACTCCGACCATGATGGATCCCAAAGACCACAAGAACCGGCAGACGACGACGCCTCCGGATATGGACTTCGAACCGGTGCCATTGCCAGACCAGGCGGACGAGTCTGGTAGCGAGGGCGCCGATGTGCCGCCGGCGCGAAGCGGCCAGTCCGAAAAGCGGGAGAACCCGACGGAAGGTGCTGGCAAGGACAACCCCGTTCATCACACTGGCCGAGTCCCGCCGAAGGTGACCAAGGATCAAGTCTGAGACGCTCATGCCGCGGCTCCCGCGTTTCGTTGTGTGGTGCCGCGCTCAACCCCGATCAGATCGTCGAGGAAGTCGAGAACGGCCGTTTTGCTTTCCTGAAAGTCCTGCTTGCCCATAGCCTTCATGGACTGGCTCTTGGCGACGTATCGCGTGACGGTCGCCTCCTTCACGTCGACGACAGAGAAGGCGTCGATCGGACGGATGAAAGCGGCGAGGCGCATCGCCTCGGCCTTCGTGCTGCAGACGATCGTATGAGCATCGCAGTAGCCGGTCCGGATCAGCGCATAGGCCCTGAGGTGCTCGGCGGACTCGGCGAAGGGCAGGCCGGAATACTGTTCCGGCAGATTGCGCCAGGCATCGTTCACGGCGGCGAAAAAGTGCCGGTGAGAATTCATGCTCCGGTCGTTGTGCTCGGCGAGCGTATAGAACTCGCCGACCACGAAACGTTTGTCGCACTCGCGGGCCCAGTGCCGGTTTGCCGGCTGGAAGGCCTCGCCATTCCACTGCAGGAGGACCGGGCCGCTCATGTCAGCCCGCCATCATCGGGTGATTGCGGAGCTCGGCATCGGACGGGCCCATCGCCGGACGGCTCGGCTTGCGAGCAATTGCCGCCTCGATTTCCTTCTTGAGCGCGAGCGCGTCGCCCGGCTGGATAGCCCAGAAGCGTTTCAGCGGTTCGCGGTTCGCGTCCCGCCACTTCGCGACGGCCGCAGGGGGTGATTCTTTGATGAACCGCATCACCTCGTCGGCGAACTTGCCTACAGGCACGTTTTCGAGGGCCCAGTTGTCGCCCCACGTGACGGTGATGGAGTTCGCGGCGCCGACGGCCTTGAGGCGGTGCTCTTCGCGATCATGCTCGACAATCTCGGAGGCGGTGAGATCCAGCACCTTGGCGCGGTCCATTTCGGCTTCGTCGTAGAGGCCGGTAAACTGTTCCGGCCAACCGGCGCGCAACGCCTGCATTTCGGCGCACTTCGCGATCATCAGGCGCGGCATGCGGCACCAATTGCCAGAATCGTCCAGCGTCTGCTTTCCCGTCTTGTAGTTTTTGCCGGTCTTTTCGTTTTCCGCCCACTCGTCTTTGATCGGCGCGAATTCTTCCCAGAATGATTGACCGGCGACCTCGTACCATTCGCCAGACTTCGGATCCTGCTTCCACAGGAAGACGGTCGCAGACACAATGCCGTGAGGGTTCAGCGGACCTTTGAGGCTCGCGTCAAACTCATAGGTCGGCGGCTTGCTGGCCGGCCGGTAATCGCCGCAGCGCTGTGCAATGACGCGCTGTCCGTCGCGGCTGATGATGATGGTCATCTTCCGCTTGTTGGCGTTGTTCTTGGAGAAGACCATCGGAATAATCTGTCCGAGAAACGGATCAAGGCCCTTTGCCTTTGCGACCTCCATGAACAGATTGAATTCGTCGTTGTTGCAGTCCTTGGCGATGGTCTGCTGAACCAGTGCGATCTGGCGCGGCGACATATCGAATTTGGTGATCGCGTTCATGGTCACTTCCTCCGGACCGTGAGAGAGAATGAGCCGTTGTCGAGCGTGGCGCCGGGAATGGCCGCTTTCGCTTCGCGCAGGTCGGCGGTGAGGGCTTTCTTGTCGAGCTTCGGGGCGGGGACCGGTTGCGCAATCCAGTACTTGGCCGGGATATCTGCATCGTCGATGACGATTAGGGCGGGCGCCCGCTTCGTCAGAACAATCGTTGCTGTCGTCAGCTTCATCGACGTCTGGTCGGTCGCCAGCATCGCCTGCTCAATAAGGGCACGAATGCGCTCGGCCCGCTTCTCGATTGCCTTCCGACGCGCTTCGAACTCGGCTTCCTTCGCCTTCAGACCTGTCACGAGGACATCACACTCGTCGATCTCTGCGACCGCCGCCTCGATAGCCTCCGTAAGGTTCGTTTCGCCCTCGATCGTGTCAGCGACCAGTTCGGCGTCATCATCAACGCCTTGGTCGCGAAGGCTGGACAGAAGCGACTTCGCCGCCTCGGTCTGGCGATGAATGTTGAACTCAAGGTCGGGCATGGCCATCAGACATTCCTTTCGGCGACGATTGCTTTGTGCACCTGTTCAGTCTTCCAGAGACCGACGGCGAGAACGCCGAGGACGGTCGCAAGGAAGATCAGGCACATGGCGGTTGCGGTGGTGGCGCGGTTCAGATTGGCGACCGCGTCCAGATCGATGTTGCGCGCTGGCGGGAGGTCGCAGCGTCCGCACTCGCAGTAGCGCTGCGCAGGGTCGCAGGCGTAGGCGACGGGGCGGCTCATGACCGGCCCTCCGCCTTGGCGATGGCGTCGTACATTTGGTTCTGCGCAACCATGAGAGGATGGCCTAGGCTGGCCGGCACCATGCCGTTTGCGCCAGTTGGCCGAGACCAGTCGCCGATTGCGGCAGCCGCAGATTTCAGAGCGGCTAGCAGATCGGGGGCGGCGGCGATGACGAGGGCGTTGGCGAAGTCCTCGTCAGTCAGCCTTTCGCCTTGCCCGTCGTCGTAATTGCACGTCTCGATCTTGGCGACGCCGCTGCTCGTCGGAGCGGTGATCCATATGTGCGGCGTCTGATCGCTCGGGGGCTCGACCGTCCAAGGGCCGGGAGTGTGCTTGCTCATAGCACGTCCCTCAGCTCGCGCCGGTACTCGGCGGCGTCCTCTGCTGCTGCAGCGTCCTTGTCGGCCGCTTCCTGCAGAAGGTGAGCCTTGAAGCCTTCGCTGTCGGCGATTTCGCGTTCGATCCAATCGGGAAGCGGCAGCTCCGCATCCTCAATGAGCCAGCGGATTTCCTCGATCTCGACCGATCGCGGTTCTTCCGGCTGCGTGAGCGTTGCGGCGCGGTACCGGCTGACCGAATATTCAACGTGAAGGTCAAGCTCGATATCGAGGCCGGCGGCGGAGATCAGGAGGGGGGTCTTTGCCCGATACTTCGTGCTCATCGCGCAATCCCCTGCTGGGCGCGGTTCAGCGTGGAATAGGGCTGGCGATAGGTAGGCGCCTCGAATTCCTTCTCGCGATTGATCGCGAAATAGACGTCGTCGACGAGTTCGGAGGCAGGTACGGCCTCGCGCTGGAAGACGTCGCCGTCGGCGCCGAGGTGCCAAGCAAGCGAAGCCAGATCGGAATAGGTGCGCTGCAGGAACTCCTTCAGCGCGGCCTGTGCCGCAGCGTCGGACGGGTCGCAACGCATGGCGTGCGACAGACGGGCTGCGTTGTCTTTGATGTTTTGGCAGGTGCCGTGGATGCTCATCGCTTCATCTCCGGAAGTGACCGTGTTCATGTCTTGATAGGACTATAGGAATTTGCCTATTCAGCTGTCAATAGGAAAAATAGGAAATAGCCTATCAGGATAGGAACTTTGTTTTTGCGGAGAGGAGGGGTGCGCTGAATAACGAAGCGTGACCGCGCTACGCGAAATGTGATCGATTCGATCCGGCGTGCGTTTTCAGCAACATCGCCGGCGAAATAGGAGCGCTGCCCTAAATGCCTATGGGTTCTCTTCTGTGGATTGTCACGCCGCTGTCACAAAGCGGGGCGGCAGTGCCGGCGCCAGCGCCTCGCCAATGAAAGGAGCGGCTGAGTGTGACAATCCACAGGCTTTCCCGTGCCGAGATCTAAGGTGTCGCGTGTTCAAGTCGCTGCGCTAACGTGCGCGGGCGCTCCAATGCTGAGGGGTGTGTTTTCAAGTTTGCACGAGGGGCAAAATGCATGATCTTTTCAATCCGAGAATTCCGCCTGAGAACCTCATGTCCGGACGCTTTCGCGTTCATGCGGTCAAGTCCGACACCATGGAGCCCGCGCTCCGCGGCGGCCGCGATTATGCGCTTCTGGCGCCGGTAACCGCATATCAGGGCGAGGGGATTTACCTCGTCGATGACGGCCTGTCGCTCGACCTCTATCGGGTGAGCAGCACGTTGGAGAAGGGCGGCGCCCTCTGCCTATCCAGAGAGAACCCGCGTTATGGTGCGCGGACGATCGGACGGGAAGAGTTCAATGATCGGGTGGTCGGGATTGTTGTGGCTGACATCAAGGTGCGCAGCGAGCGCTTCCTGGCTAAACCGTGAACCGGCCTATGTAACGGCCAACAATGTTGATTTCGTCGAGCGTCAACTCGCGCTCTGAATGGCGCGGGTTGTCGGAGATTATCTTGACGGTCACCATCTCGGCGCCCGGCCTCGACGTGACCTCGAGCCGCTTCACGACGACACCGCCGAACTCATCGGCCAAGGCGTAAACCCCATCGGGCGACGGCACGCGGTGACGCGTGTCGACGAAGACAACGTCACCATCACCGATAGTAGGAGCCATGGAGTCGCCCTGGGCAGGGAAGGCGGCAACGTGAGGCGCCTTAACCCCCATCCTTGCAAGCATCCACTCTGGAAGGCGCCAGTGGTCGCGAACGACTTCCTTGGAGAAGGTTATGCCGTTTTTGGTCGTGTGCTCTAGCGCCACGAAGCCGCCGGCGCCGAGACCAGCGACAAGATCGATCTCGGGGATTTCGTCGCCTTTGCTTTGGCTGGGCGGCACCCTCTCCGGCGCCCCCAAATCCTCTTCGGGTAAGTCGAGGATCTCCGCCAAGCGAGACCGGACATCCTCTTTCAGCTTGGCCGGCACGTTCCTCTCCATGAACTGCTGGAGGTAGGCCGCATTCTTCCCGAGCTCCAAGGAGACCTCTTTGTAATTGAGGCCTCGCTCCTGCATTCGCTTCAGAATCGTTTTTCTCACCTGGTCCATGAAAAAATCACTGGCATAGGAATTGACAGGAAGCGAATAGGAATGTACCTATCCTGATAGTGATAGTCCTATTAGGAATGGTGAACGTGTCCGAGATCGACGCCTTCAAGGCCAGTGTGGAAACCTTCATGGCAGAGCGGAACATGACGCCGACGAACTTCGGCAAGCAGTTCGCCGGAGATCCGCTTTTCGTTTTCCAATTGAGGGAAGGCCGCGAGCCGAGAATGCAGACGCGGCAGCGCATCCTTGAAGCGATGAACGCGGCAGAGGCGAGCGCAGCATGATGACCGGCTCAACCTTCCAGTTCCCGCAGATCTCGGCAGAACTGCCAAGCCATATTCTTCGGCATCCTGATCCGAACCGCGATCATGGCTTTGATCTGCCCGTCGCCGTTCTTGGACATGGAGCCGAACGAGATGCGGACGATGTCGTTCTCGTCGACCTCGAGCTCTGTGATCAGGTCGACGTAAAGGGCCGGTGCGCCCTCGTCGAAGATGAAGACGGGCTCTTCCGGGGTTCCGAGCTTTCCGACACTGGGCATGCGGCCTCCTACGTGGCTGGGAGAGTTGATTGGCGCGCCCGTCGGGCTGCGATCGTCGAATTCATCCGTAGGGCGGAGGGCGCAAGATGACCTCCGACGCCCAGATCAGAGCCTTCATCGACCGCATCCTTCGCTTGAAGGAAGAGCAGGACACGATCGGCGAGGACATCCGCGACATCTACGCGGAAGCAAAATCGATGGGCTTCGACAAGACCGCCATGGGCAACGTCGTCGCTCATCTGCGCAAGGTCGCAAAGAAGGGCCATGACACCGTCGCGGAGCAGGGCGCCATCTTCGATTTGTACCTGTGCGCCTACGAGGGCAAATCCCCTCATGCGCCTGCGCCCGCCCGCGTACGAGAAAACATTGAACAATTTGACCCGACCACGGGCGAGATCATCGAGGCGGATATCAGCGCCAAGCTCGTCGAAACGATTGCTGCCGGCGTGCCGACGGAAGTCGGCCGCGCGGCTCTGATTGCCGCCGTCGACATCATGATCGAGCGTGAAGAACAAGAGATCGCAACGAGCGCAGGAGGCGAAATTGAAGAAGTAGCCCAAAACGCCGTCGCAAGCGCGTCTGGCCCGGACGAAAAACGGGCAACCAATTCGCCTGAACAGGTACCTGAATTCCTGACGAAAGCCGAGGAGGAAGCGGAGGCCAAAGGCGCCGTGACCGTTGATACGGTGAGTAGCGCCAATGAGGAGAGCGGCCGTCAGCGCGCCTCGGGAGCCGGACCGGCTGACGGTCGCCAGCATGGTGGCGGAGACCCTTTGGCTGCGGCCGGGGACCATGCGCCTTCTTTCATCGCTAAGCCGAAATACGTCCTCCGGCCCAACTGCCGGAACCCAGAAGCGTGCGGCGGCTATGGCGAGAACCATTGTCACCCTTGCCTGAAGGCAATGCGCGAGCAGGCGGAGGAATTCGCATGAGCGAGTACCTCCGACCATCCAAATCAGAAGACGCGGCAGCTCAAAGAAGCATTGAGGGCAGGGTGGATTTCCATCGCGCCCAGGTGAGCCGCTCCGCTCCGTCCAATCCAAGTTCAGATCAGAAGAGGGCTGCATGACCTGGTCCATCCTCATTGCATCCGCTGGCGCCGTTCTCTGGATGGCAGCCCTGACATTGATCGTTCCTGGCTTCGTTGAACGTGAGTTCCGGAGGAACGGCTACCGCGCAAAGGATTGAGCGCTTTCACCTCCTCCCGAGGCGCTCAACGCTGGTCCCGGTCATCCTCCTCCCGGCCGGGACCAGCAACTCTCAATCGGATCCGCTTGTTCGCCAGTCTCATGACCACGGCTTGAACAGCGTCTCCCAATGAAATTGCCGGTGACGACGAGGGCGCGTCACCGGCGGCAGGACCGGACGTTGCGGCGGTGGTCCTGCGAAACGGAAAGACTCGGGAGGGACCGGCAGCCGTTGGCGCGGCGCCGTCCTCTCCATCGGAAGTAATGCCTGTGCGCATCCACTCTTCTCCTTCGACACGAGAAGAGATCGCACAGGAGGCGTCGGAAAAATGCGCAAAAACAATATGGAGAAATCCGAAATGTCTACGACAGTCGAGTTTTGCCAATTCGCGCTGCGGGAAAGGATAGCCCCGCCGGCAATCGGCAGTGTCAAACAGCGCATCGTCTATGCAGCTCGTAAGACTGGCTGGTCGCAGTCGCGTACCCGGGACATTTGGTACGCCGACCCGCGTGTTTCCATCAAGGCAGACCAACTCATCCAGATCGAGGCCCTCTCCGGTCTCGCATATGCACGGCAGGAGGTGCGGAAGAATGACGATGCAATCGCAAGGGCCACGGCTCTCCTGGGTGGCGAGGATGCGCATCTCGTTCGCTCGATCATTGCTGCGGTTCGCTCGGCACTTGGCATACGCCATCGCGCCTGAATTGCGAGAGGAAGAGGGGGATCGCGATGTTCAGAACTGATCTTTTCCGCGAGACGAGCGCCGACGCTTTGATGGCATCCGCCTATGTCGGCGCGCCCCTTATCGTCGATAGCTTCGCCGGCGGCGGTGGAGCCTCGACCGGTATCGAGATGGCGCTCGGCCGCTCGCCGGACATCGCCATCAACCACAATCCTGATGCGCTAGCGCTGCACGCGGCCAATCATCCAGAGACGCACCACCTCTCCGAGAACGTCTATCGCGTCGATCCACTTGACCATTTAAAGGGCAAGCACATCGGCCTCGCCTGGTTCTCGCCGGATTGCAAGCACTTCTCCAAGGCCAAGGGCGGCAAGCCCGTGGAGCGCAACATCCGCGATCTTTGCTGGATCATTCCCGGCTGGATTGAGCGCATCCAGAAGAGCGGCGGCCGCGTCGATATCGTCATCATGGAAAATGTGGAGGAGTTCAAAGATTACGGTCCGCTGGTCGCGACCGATCGTGGGCTGATGCCTGACCCTGAGCGACGCGGCGAGAACTTCGAGAAATGGTGCAAGAAGCTGCGTCGGCTCGGCGGCAAGATCGAGTTTCGCGAGCTGCGCGCCTGCGACTATGGCGCTCCGACGATCCGCAAGCGGCTTTTCGTGATCATCCGGTTCGACGGCAAACCGATCGTCTGGCCCGAGCCGACGCACGGCGCGCCGACTGATCGCGACGTCATCGCCGGCAAGAGGCTGCCATGGCGCACCGCTGCCGAGATCATCGACTGGTCGCTTCCGTGCCCGTCGATCTTCGACACGTCCGACGAGATCATGGACAAGTACGGCTTGCGCGCGATCCGCCCGCTCGCCGATGCCACCATGGCCCGCGTGGCTCGAGGCACCAAGCGGTATGTGCTGGACGCCGCGCGCCCTTTTTTGGTCCAGACCGGCTACGGCGAGCGCAAAGGGCAGGACCCGCGCTGCCTCGACAGCGAAGCGCCGCTTGGCACAGTCGTGGCCGGCGGCGTTAAACATGCCGTCGTCTCCCCTTCGCTCACTCGGTTCAATACCGGCGCGACTGGCAGCGCCATGGACGAGCCGGTCACGACCATCACGGCCAACAGCTACATCAAGAAGCCTGGCGGCGCTGCGCCTCTCGGACTGATCGCTCCAAGCCTGTCGGCATTCTACGGTCCAGGTGCCGGCGGAATAGATCGCTCAGCCAGTGCCGAAGAGCCGGTTCGCGTCGTGACGACCGAAAACCGCCATGCCGTCGTTGCGCCTGTCCTGACCTATGCCCAGCAAGGCGGAGCGAACCGCTCGGTCGAAGATCCTCACCACACCATCACCGCCAGCAAGAAGGACCAGAACGCCGTCATCATCCCGACGCTCGTAGGTTGCGGCGGCCGCGCTGGCCAGAGTCGCCCGCGTGGCGGTGACGAGCCGCTGGCGACAGTCACTGCTAAAGCGGACGTGTGCACGGCTGCCGTCTTCGTCGCCCAGCACAATAACGACAGCCGTCGCATCGGCGGTGTCAACCCGGGCAGGGCGGCGGACGAGCCGGTCTCGACAGTCACGGCGACCGGTGCACAACAGGGCGTCGTATCAGCCTTCGTCTCTCGCCAGTTCGGCGGGAGCATCGGCCACGGTGCTGATGAGCCGTCGGCTACGGTTACCGCTGGTGTGAACAAATCGGCGCTCGTCGCTCCGCACTTGCACACCTACTACGGCTCCGACCAAGACACGCCCGAGAACGAGCCGTTCCACACGATCACCACCAAGCCGCGGTTCAGCCACGTCGAAGCGGCCATCAGCGCGCCGCCCTTCACTGAAGACCAGCATGCCCGGGCTCGCGACGTCGCGGCCTTTCTGCGCTCCTATGGTTTTTGGGACGAGCGTGAATTCGTCACGCTGACAATCGGTGACGCCGAGTTCGTCATCGTCGATATCGGCATGCGTATGCTGACTCCGCGCGAACTGTTCAATGCGCAAGGGTTCCCGTCCGACTACATCATCGATGGTGCTTGGAACTATCAGGCGGACGGCGCGGGCCCTGTTTGGCACGAGTTCTCGAAGTCGGTTCAGGTCTCCTGTGTCGGCAACTCCGTCTCGCCGCCCGTCGCCTGTGCGCTGGTCTCAGCGAACTGCAGCCACCTCATCGAGTATCGGGAGGCGGCAGAATGACCGAAGCTGAACTCCTCCGCGAAGAGATCGCCGAACTCGAAGCTCAGATATTCCGCATCAAGGGAAGCATGAACCGGGCCGACAACGGCGTGAAGCTGCAGAAACTCGCGGTGATCACTCGACTGCGTGACCGGTGCAAGAAGTCTCTGGCTGCCTTCGAAAAGCACGGGGCGGCAGCATGACGGTAGTCTCCTCAAAATACGCGCGTATCGAGAATGATCTGTACCAAACCGAGCCTTGGGCAACCGAGGCACTGATCCGTCACTTCCCCGTCGCCGGTATGAAAATCTGGGAGCCAGCTGCCGGCAACCATCTGATCGCCGACGTTTTGAAGGAGGCTGGTGCGACGGTCCACACGAGCGACATCGCGACATACGAGCGGCCGCAGGATCAATGGTTGGACTTTCTGGACGATCTACCGGTCACGTTCGGCGGCGACGGGATAATCACCAACCCGCCCTACGGCGTCCAGAACCGGACGGCGGTCAAGTTCGCTGAGAAGGCGCTCGAGAGATGCTCCGGTCTCGTTGCTCTTCTGCTTACCGCCAAGTTCGATTCCGGCAGTACCCGCACGCACCTGTTCCGAGACAATCCCCGCTTTGCTGGGAAGATCGTGCTTATCGATCGCATCAGCCTCCTCTTGAACAATGAGAGCGGGACCGAAGATCACGCCTGGTACATCTGGACCGAGGCGCCGCGCCTGCCGCGCGTGCCTGTCCTGATTTACGCGGGGAGGGAAGCATGACCTTCCTCGAAGCCTACGCCAGGTATGGCCCCGACACGATGGCGATCGCCGAGGCCTTGGATATCAAAGAGCACGAGGCCGACACCCTCATCAATATGAAGATGAACCGTGATCGGCTGGGCCCGACGGTATGCCAGATGGCGGCTTTGAATGCGCCCCGTAAGCCCGTTCGTTTCGCCGGCTACGACGAGACAGAAAAGTCGTGGTGGTAGAATGAGCCGGTGGATTCGCGTCCAGACCTCCATCTTCGATCACGAGGTGTTCGCCGCTGAACCGTTCAGCGAGCGTGAAGCCTGGCTGTGGCTCATCTCCAAAGCGGCATGGAAAGACACCGTGCATCGCATTGGCGCGTCTGTCATGCCTGTCCCTGCAGGGAGTCTGTTCGTGACCATCCGCGAGATGCAGGCGGCATGGAAATGGACCTCGACGCGGCGCGTTCACCAGTTCCTTGAGCTGCTTTCCAGTCAGAACATGATTGAAACATCTTCTGAAACAGGGAAGACGCTCGTAACTGTCTGTAATTACAGCAAATACCAGAACGCTGAAACACATTCTGAAACACCGGAAGGTGCTGAAGCGAAACAAAAACGAAACACAAAAGACACCAGTACACCAGACACCAACATATCCTCACTCCGTTCGGATGTTTGCCCGGAGGCGGAAAAATCCGCTCCGGTCTCGACGACGGTGATCGAGCTTCCGACCGTCAATGGCGACATGGTTTCGATTTCCGAGGCGGATGTTGCCGAGTGGTCCGAAGCTTTCCCTGCCGTGAACGTTCGCCAGCAGCTGGCGGCGATGCGCTCATGGCTCAACGCCAATCCCAAGAACCGCAAGACCGGCAAGGGCATGAAACGCTTCGTCGTTTCCTGGCTCACTCGTGACCAGGACCGCGGAGGAGGGCGACAGCATCCGCATCCGCAATCGCAATCGCCGCCACGCCCGCAAAGCCCTTCCATGCAACGCCACCACGACATCCACGCAAGGCTGAAACGAGAACTCTACGGTGAACCAGATGACCAATTTGCCGGCCAAACTGTCGACCTTGCAGCAGGAGATTTCCGCTCTCACTGAGCAGCTTGCCCCGGCCGGCGCCGACGAAATCGGCCAATGCATCGAAGGCCTCATGAGCGGCGGCATGCGGATCTCTGAAACGATCACTGCTGCAAACCCGGTCGAAGAATACCGCCTTTCCCTCCGCAACGTGCCGGTCCATGGGCTGCGCCGGGCCTACGTGAAGCTGAAGCGCGGCGAATACGAGAGCATCAGCAAGGCTTTCATCCCCCTGCCGGCGGAGCTTGCGGCCATGGCCAATGCCGAATGCCGTCTGATCCGCGAGGACCGGATTCGCAAGCAGGAGACGCTGAGGGCAATCGAGGACTCGGTCAGCCGAACGGTGCCCAGCTCACATGGGCTCATGGACCTGCGCGTCACCCATCGTGAGCGCGCAATCGAGTTGGCGGAGAAGGGCTTCGTCAGGGTTGCCGAAGGTGTAGACCATTTGGAATTCGCCCAGCTCGCCAAGTCTCGGGAACTGCCGGCGGGCTCCGTCCACCTGTGGGCAATCGACGAGGTCTGGTCGCCGATCGCCGTCCGCGTCAACCGCAGTCGGATCCAGACCAAGCTGAACGTCCAGCCACCGCCGGTATCGCCGGAGCGCGCTGATGAGCTCGCCCGCATGCTGGCTCTCCCCGATGCCAGCCAGGTCACCGCCGAGCAGATGGCGTATCGCGGCAAGGTGAAGGCAGACATCGAAGCGGCCGAGCCGGCGGAAGAGGAGCGCGCGGCATGACCATCCAGCACCGAACCGTCGACATCGAAGCAGCGGCAAAACTCTGGAGGGATGATCTGTCTGCCTCGCAGATTGCCAAGCGCTTTGGCGTGAGCCGGAACGTCATTGTCGGACTGGCCTTCCGCAACCGCAGTCTGTTTCCTTGGCGCGGCGATGCTGGGAAGAAGACCCGCGCACCCGGCCAAGCGAAGACGGCGCGGCCTCGCAAGCGGGCGCCGGAACTGAAGCGGGAACCGGAGATCCCGGCGACCGCCTACGACGCCGAGCGGCTCCAATCCGCAAAGCTCCTCCACCATCTCACGGCCGGCGAATGCTGCTGGCCCCTGAACACCGGCGGCCCGTACCTGTTCTGTGCGGCGGAAACAACGGGCCGCTACTGCCGAAACCACAAAGCCAGAGCATAGCAGACGAGGGAAATGATCATGCTGAGAAACGAATGGTACGCGATCAAGGCCAGGCCGGGCACGCAGCGCAAGGCATCCCCTCGTGTGGGGGAAATCGAGGCACGGAAGGGCGAGTTCATCATTGAGCGCAGCCTTCGCGATGCGGGCTTCGATGTGTTCATGCCATCGTTCCGACGCGACATCAAACACCACCGAACGAAGGAGCTGCAAGAGCGGCGCTTCGCCATGCTGGTCGGCTACTGCTTCGTCAATCTGCCGACCCGAGAGTTCTTCCGCCTGTCGCGTGTCGATGGCGTCACGGCAATCCTCGGCGTTGCGGGATGCCCGCTGCGGATCGAAGACAAGCTCATCGAGGAACTGCTCGATGCCGAGGCCTCCGCTGAAGCCACTCTTGAGCGCGAGAGGAACGCCCGCCGTAAGCGCACCAGGCGCGAGCTTCAAGAGGAGTTCCCCGAGGGCAAGGTCGTCACGATCGCCGCATCGCATCGGCTCGTTGGCGGCATGCTGGCGACCGTACTCGACGTCACCAGCAGAAACACGGTGAAAACTCTTGTGGAAACGCTTTCGGGGCTCGTTCGCGTCGAAGTTCCACTTGAACTAATCGACCGCGTCGCTTAGTCTATCTGTAATATTTGGTGATTTGCAGGCTGTCCTGATCGCGGACCTCGATTAGAGGGAACACTCGCCGGGCCTTAGGGGAGAACTCACCGCTCCCCGCCTGGGCCGCATTTTGCCAATTTCCCGGCTGGATGATCAATGATCCTTACTGTCGAACTCGAAAATGCCGAGCACCCCGAGGTTGCCCTTTGCTTTGACCGCGAAGGCCTGGATCTCTTGATAGCCAAGCTCGAGACACTGCGAAATACGCCCGACCACATGCACCTGATGACGCCATCATGGGCGGGTGACTCGCTGACAGAAAAAAAACAGGGTGCCGAACGATACACACTTGTAAACAGCTTGCGACTCGTGCGGGTATCTTGATGGCGCCCGCGGCGACTACACATAGTTTCCGCCATGCCGAAGCTCGATCTTTCAAGGTGCCTGATGACGAGGGCCGTCAGAGTTGATCTCTCAATAGACTTTCATCAAATTTCCGTATTCCCGGTTGGACTAGAGGACCCATTCAACGATTGGGAAGAGAGGCACGTCAGCCAAGGGTTTGCCTGGCGTCCTCGATCTGTGTCATTCCGGACATTGGACAATGGCCCACACTCAGTTGACGTGTTCACAACGGAGTATGCCGGACCTCTGAGCCACGGTGTAATTCGGGCGGTCGAAGTCCCGTTCGATGTCCCAAGCGATGGAAGATTAGAGATCGCAAGTATATCAGAAGCGGTTGAATTGAGTTTGTCGCCAGGAAAGTACCTGTTACGGAGCGAGATGTTCGGACGATCGGGTGACGTCGAGTTGATCCGATTGGTTTTTGCTCGCATGGAGATACGGAGATTTTCTATCCTCGTTGCCGATAGTGAGATCTCATGCGATGAACCCTTGCTCACCGTAGCTAGGGCAGCAGGCTAAAGGCGTGAACTGCGCTCGGGCGGCGGATACGTGATCCATAAAGCTACCCTGCGCCATGTAACGGATTATTCGCGCTCGCAGGCAGGGCAACTGGTAAGCCGCGTGGCTCATAACCACGAAAGACCGGGTTCGATTCCCGGGCCTGCAACCAATTAGGTATGCGCCGCCGTAAAAATGGCGGCCAACCGCGCGCCGCTGCCTTCTCAAGCAGATCAGTCTCAGAGACTGCTGCTTCAACATCCGCGATCAAGGCGTTCGTATCCATCCGGTCAGGGCCGCGGCTAGCAGAATGCCTCCGGCGCTTAGTCGTACCGACACGTGCCGGAGATGACGCCGACATCTCAATTGAATTCAATAGATGGGACAATGTTCGTTGATGACTTCGTAGCCGGGGCCGAGTTCCCGTATGATGTCCTCAACAAGCTGGTCAACTGCTTCGGCAAATCTGACATCTTCCGCTTTGGACCATGGGCTGGGTCCCGGAGGATTGTTCCAATCCAGTGCTGTATCATGCCACACTGCCATGCCATGCAATCGCTGTCGGATTTCATTCGACAAGGACAGCTTGTCTTCAATAGGCCCTACGTCAAAGCGTTGATGAGCAGCGTCATTGGCGCACCAGAGAACTCCGCCGCCCCATTCAAAGAACAGTTTAATTTTTGGAACTTCGCTCACAGGGAGAACCTCGTTGTTTTGCTGGGAAGCCAACGCTTCGAACCAGCGCATGAGGCTCACAGGAGAAGCTGTTTGCTGCGTTCAATCAGCAGTTCAACCGCTTCGAAAGGTATGTCTTCTTCACGGGCCCAGAAGGTCATTCGGCCCGTTTCGTCAGAGTAAAAAACTTCGGCTACGGCTTTTCGAGCGTCAATATCCAACAGCTCCAGATACATTCCGTCGCGCTGAAACATCGCTGCCGTGTGTCAGCCGAAATGTTCGCGCCTCTATCTTGATCACTTCCAAGGTCAAGTCCTCCGCAGATTAGAATCGGCCGCAGCAACCACTTTCATGCCGCCATCGAAACGGAAGGCCGCCTCAACTGTCAATATCGGGTTTGCAGACGGCCACAACCCCAGCCTCGCCGCCGTAACAGGTAGCAGGGCTTTCCTTTGAGGAGGCACCCATGCCCAATCCCTATCGCGTCGTGGAATACGATTCCGGCCCCGCGGGCATGCCGGGCATGGAAGCGCTCATGAACGAGTGGGCGGCAAAGGGCTATCGGCTCGAACAGGTGGTGCGGAGATCGACCTACGACTGGCTGCTGATCTTTTCAGCGCTTCGGGTGTCCAAGGCTGCCGATGCTCGTTGAGGCTTGATCCTGGAGGCGGCGTCGTCAGTTATTGCGGTGCGCCGCCAATTCTCTCGGCGCGCCGCGCAAACTTTTTCGCTGACCTTTTGATTTCCTTATCAAACGCATCCATGAGGCTCCGCCACAAGCGGGTTTGCCTGTAGGATAACACGCGCCAATGGTGCACTCGATCGCCGGTCACCCCAAGCCAGCATTCAACGGCGTAAAGGCCGTTCTCTGTCGGGTATACCTTCACGAGGTAGTCTCTTCCATCAACTGTCTTCTCATATCGATCGACCATCGTTCCTCCAGGCGTGACAGCTAGTCGCGAATATGCACCGGTCTCTCAGGTTGCCGTTTGCTTCTTCAAGGCTTGTAGCCTGGCGACGAGGTCAGTGTACTGGTAGACCGCCTTGAGCAATTCTTTGGCGAGTTCGATCGCGATCTCGCACTCATTAGCGCCAATTGTGTCGTAGGTCTTCGCTTCAATATGAGCAGCGTCATTGCCGAGCAGTCTCAACTCGTCTGCTGCTGGCAAGAGACCTGCTGGAATGACGATAGTCGAGCTCAGGGCGGCAATGCGTTTCATAAGGTTATCACCCTTTGCGCCCTTGTCCTCGCAGAGCTCTTCTAGAACACGTCTCACCATCAGGGCTGAAGCTCGATAGCAACCGGCGGCATGACACTTTATCGCTTCCTCAAGCGAGGCAAGTATCCGTGGCGGCAGATTGGCAGCATCGAAATCAATGACCTCAGGAGGGAATGTGACTCGCTCCGTGCCATGTTGTGCGACAAAGAGGACAGAGCGGCATTCGAGATTTGGGCACTGACGAATGCCAACCTTTACCGCGCCTAGTGATTTCAAGCTGCCGTTAGTACGTTCGGTCTTATGCCATGAGACATCGTGCACTTTCACCCCGTGGAAGGCGCCGGTGTGCCGACATGCAGGGCAGCGAACGTTGATCGGCGAAGGATCGTAAGGCGTAAAGTCTCCGGTAATTCTAAGGTCCATGATCTACTCCCCCTGATTTCAGTAGTTGGAAGAAATCAAACTTGGCGCGCGCAGGCAAGAGCAAGCAGATGACTGAGAAGCCCCGAGCCGACTGGGAGGCGATCGAGCGCGAGTACCGCGCTGGCCAGATATCCCTTCGTGCCATCGCTACCGCGCACGGGATTACTGAAGGCGCCATCCGGAAGCGAGCAAAGGCAGAAGGGTGGCAAAGGGCCTTGGCCGAAAAGGTCCGGCAGGCAGTACGCGAGAAGCTGGTACGCACCGACGGTACGCAGGATGGTACGCAGCCCCAACGCGCGTCGGACAGCGAGATTATAGAAGGGGCCGCTATCCGTGGCCTGAACATCGTCACCTCTCATCGGAAGGACCTGCAGCAGCTTCACGGGTTGAAGCGCGTGCTCGCCGAACGCCTTTCCACATACATGCAGGGCGTTGCACCTGATGGTCCCTGCCTCGGCGACAAGGAAAGCCCGGGCGACCTGCTCGAAAAGCTCTCGCGCATCACCGCTCGTTTGATCCCGCTCGAAAGGCAGGCGCATAACCTCGATGCCGAACCAGATGAACCAAGCGGCGGCCGATCGCTCGCAGACTTCTACGGCGGCTCGGAAGGATAAGGCCACTCTCAACCCGGCACTTCGTAGCTTCTGGCTGACCCCGGCCCGCAACCGGGTTCTTTATGGTGGGCGGTCGAGCTCGAAGTCGTGGGATGCGGCCGGCTTCGCAATCTTCCTGGCGACGCAATGCAGGATCCGCGTCCTGTGCGCCCGCCAGTTTCAGAACAAGATCGCTGAATCGGTCTACACGCTTCTGAAGATCCAGATCGGGCGGTTCGGCCTCGATAACGAGTTCATCATCACCGAGAACTCGATCCGGCATAAGCGGACCGGCTCGGAGTTCATGTTCTATGGCCTCTGGCGCCATATCGATGAAATCAAGTCCCTCGAAGGCATCGACATCTGCTGGATCGAGGAGGCTCACAACCTCACGCAAGAGCAGTGGGACATTCTTGAACCGACCCTCCGCAAAGAGGGTTCGCAGTTCTGGATCATCTTCAATCCGCGTCTGACGACGGACTTCGTTTATCGCCGCTTCGTCACGAACACGCCGCCGGACACGATCAAGCGGCAGATCAACTACAACGAAAACCCGTTCCTCTCGTCGACCATCCTCAAGGTTATCGAGGCGAAGCGGAAAGAGGATGAGGAAGAGTATCGCCACATCTACCTGGGCGAGCCGCTCGAAGACGATGACGCGGTCATCATCAAGCGATCGTGGGTCAGGGCGGCGATCGACGCACACAAGAAGCTCGGCATCCAGCCGGCCGGCGGTAAGCGCGTCGGTTTCGACGTGGCGGACAGCGGTGAGGATAAGAACGCCGCGGTCGCTGCGCATGGCTTCCTTGCCACCCATGTCGACGAATGGAAGGCGCGCGAGGACGAGCTGCTAAAGTCGGCCGGCCGCGTTCATGCGCTTGCCCGAGAGCTTGGCGCATCGATCGATTACGACAGCATCGGGGTAGGGGCTTTCGCCGGCGCCCACTTCCAGGCGCTGAATGCAGAGTTCAGCGCCCGGATCGACTACTTCAAGTTCAATGCCGGCGGCGCGGTACTCAATCCTGATCGTCGGATCGACCCTAACGACCCGCGATCTCCGACGAACAAGGATTTCTACGCCAACCTGAAGGCACAGACGTGGTGGAGCGTCTCGAAGCGGTTCCGCAACACCTTCAATGCGGTGGAAAGGGGAGAAGCCTTCGAAGCCGACGATCTCATCGCGATATCGAGCGAGTGCGATCACCTCGATCGGCTGATCGACGAACTCTCGACGCCGCGTAAGGACTACGACAATTCGGGCCGGTCGAAGGTTGAAAGCAAGAAGGATCTCGACAAGCGAGACATCCCGTCGCCGAATCTTGCCGACGCATTTGTAATGGCCTTCGCGCCGCGCACTGGCAGCTTCACGCTATCCAACATCTGAGGAAGCACGCTTCCGATTGCGAGAATCTGACCAATGGGTATCTTGGATTGAGCTAACAGAACGCGATCCGAGTGCCCTTCTATGAAAATCCGTCGAAACATCGTTGAAAGTCATCCTCCCGCTCAGAAGGGCGGGGAGGCGAGATCAACATACCTACATCCTTATGCTTGCTTTCACTGTCGCAAGAGCTTCAAGCGCGCGAGTAAATCTGCTGCCGTCTTACCCTGTCCCCAGTGCGGTCGCCCGAGCATCGGCCTCACACGCAAGTTCACGCCGCCAAAGCAGTCCGACAGCAAGCAATGGGCAAAGGTTGAAGCTCTGGTTCGGCATGGATTTTTGTTCTGGAGCATAGGCGAGCCTTATCCCGATACCCTGCAAGAAGTAGACGCCTTTGCCAGGAAGCACGCTGAATTTCTTCGCGAAGAACGGGAACGCGCGCCGGAAGCATACGCGGAAATTGACGCCGCTCTCGCTGCAGTTCCAGTTCGAACTGGATAGTCGGACGCCACAAGCTGCGCGCGGAAGCGCGATTTAGGAGCGGACATGGCCAACATCATCGCTTTCGTCCGCGACAGCCTAACGAATATGGTTGCGAGCCTGGGCACCAGCCGGGATAAGGCCTCTGCGAACGTCTATTCGATGCCGCTGCTCACCGACGAGGAGCTGCTCAACGCCTATCGGGGCGCGTGGCTCCCCAAGAAGATCGTCGATATCCCTGCGTTCGACAGCATCCGCGCCTGGCGCGATTGGCAGGCGAAGAAGCCGCAGATCGAGGCAATCGAAGCGGAAGAGAAGCGCCTGAACGTCATGGGCAAGCTGCTGGAGACCCGCATCAAAGCGCGGCTCTGGGGCGGCGCTGCGCTCGTCATCGGTACCGGCGATCAGGACTTGACGCAGCCGCTCGACGTCGAGCGTATCGGGAAGGGCGGCCTGAAATACCTCACGGTCATGACGCGTCGCCACCTTACCGCCGGCGAGATCGATCGTGACCCGGCGTCGGAATGGTATGGCAAGCCGAAAGTCTATCAGCTGAACTCAGCCGATGGCAGGCAGCTTGAAATCCACCCGTCCCGTCTCGTCATCTTCAACGGCAGCCAGCAGCCGGACGAGGACATCGTGACGACGGCCTATGCCGGCTGGGGCGACAGCGTGCTCATGTCGGTCGTCGATGCGATCAAGCAGGCCGACGGTACCGCGGCGAACATCGCCAGCCTCGTCTTCGAGGCGAAGGTCAACGTGATCCGCATTCCGGATTTCATGCAGAACCTCGGCAACGCAGAGTATCGCGCCAAGATCCTCGAGCGCTATACGCTTGCTGCCACGGCGAAGGGAATCAACGGCGACCTTCTCCTCGACAAGGAAGAGGAATACGAGCAGAAGACGGCGAGCTTTGCGACGCTGCCCGACGTCCTGATGTCGTTCCTGCAGATCGTGTCCGGCGCGGCGGACATCCCGGCCACGCGGTTACTCGGTCAGTCGCCGGCCGGCATGAACGCGACCGGCGAAAGTGACCTGCGCAACTATTACGACCGGCTGCAGGCGATGCAGACCGTCGAGATGACGCCGGCGATGGCCCGCCTCGACGAATGCATTATCCGGAGCGCACTCGGCTCACGCGACCCCGACATCTATTACGAGTGGGCGCCGCTCTGGGGCATGTCGGAGAAGGAAAAGGCTGACGTCTTCAAGACGAAGGCCGATGCGGCCCGGCAATTGGTCGGAACCGGAACCGGGCAGGAGATCATCCCGCGCGAGGCCGTTTCCGATGCTTTGGTCAACACCTTCATCGAAGACGGCTCACTGCCTGGCCTAGATGCCGCCATCGAGGAGTACGGTAAGCTAAGCGAGCAGGAACCGGAGGATGACGAGGCCCTGGCCGCTTCGACCAACATTCCTGCGCCGGTCTCCAGTCAGTCGAAGTCGAAAACATCTCCGTAATTTTGCCCGGCTAACTCTTCCGAATAGTGCCAACTCAGCCATAACGGCTCAGAGATAGCCTGTTGACGAACCAGCGCGTGAAGCAGGAGCTGAGCAAGTCTGTCGGGTTCAGGAACGAGCTTTCGATCATTCACAAAGCAATCGAGCCGCATGTGTTCGTGGTAACCCTCCACGGGCAGACGCGGTTGCGTCACGTAAAACCGCGCGACGGGTGTGGAAAGGGATCCGCCGTCCGCATTTCGGGCAATGTGATACACGCGCCCGTGCACGAACGAGCCGTCACCGGAGGGTTCGGCATAGAAATCAGAAGAAAGATCAATACTGGTGAACGACAACTCCGACGCGGTTAACGCTGTTGCTGCTGCACCGATCGAAGCTGCGTAGTTTCTCATAAACAAAACTTCGTGGACCGGGCACTCATAAACCCATTTCGACCAGTTTGCCTTTAGCCAAGCAGTAGAAATGGACTTGGTTCGTAAGACGATTGCCTCCGGCGGAAGATGAACGATCGTGTGTCCAGCGCTATAACCTGTTGCCACCATAATCCCAAGCGGGCGTGCTGCGTCAGTCGTTTCGACGACCATAAAGTCTACGAGCTCTTCGTAAGGGTGAGAGCCTTTGACGCGGAAGATAGCGCCGCGCCAGATCTGAGGCTCCTCAAGGTCCACCAGCTTTTGCATTGATTCCGCCTCCTGCACGCAATCGCGGGTAGCACGCAGCAAGGATTGACCACAATGAAATTCACAGACCTTGCGCCGATCGCGGGCACGCGTCGGACCGCCGACGGCTACCTTGTTGCGGATGTGCGCACCGCGCGCACCGGCATCCAGCTCTATGCCGGCCATGAGGTTGGCAAGCCGGAAATGGCAACCGTGAAGGTCTATCGGCCCGAAGACCAGGTCTTCGATAAGGACAGCCTCGGCAGCTACGCGCACAAGCCGGTGACGAACGACCATCCCGACGAGGCCGTCACCGCTGATAATTGGAAGGCGCTTTCGGTTGGTCAGATCGGCGATGAGGTCGCCCGCGACGGCGAGTTCGTCCGCGTCCCGCTCATTGTCATGGATGGTGCCACCATCAGCGAAATCGAGGGTGGCAAGCGCGAGCTCTCGGCCGGCTACACCTGCGACCTCGCCTGGGAACCGGGCACCACGCCTGAGGGCGAGAAGTACGACGCCATCCAGAAAGATATCCGGATCAACCACGTCGCCATCGTGCAGCGCGGTCGCGCCGGGTCAGCAGCTCGCATCGGCGACGGTGTGAGGTCGTGGGGCGCTGCCCCGTTCACCAGTGATCAGAAACCGAAAGAGGACAAGATCATGACCCTGAAGACGGTTACCGTCGATGGCATCCCGGTTGAAGTAACCGACCAGGGTGCCACGGTGATCGGCACGCTGCAGCAGCGCCTTGCCGACGCCAACACCAAGTTCGCCGACGCCGAGAAGGCACATCAGACGGCTCTGGCCGCCAAGGATGGAGAGCTGGCGAAGAAGGATGCCGAGATTGATGCTCTGAAAGGCAAGATCCTTTCCGACGCTGATCTCGACAAGCGCGTCCAGGCACGTGCCGATCTCATCACCAAGGCGCATGCGATCGCCAAGGACGTGAAGACCGAAGGCCTTTCGGATTCGGCCATCCGCAAGGCTGTCGTCGTCGCCAAACTCGGCGATGCGGCCGTTGCCGATAAGTCGGAGGCCTACATCGACGCTCGCTTCGATATGCTCGTCGAGGACGCCAGCAAGAACGGCGCCGATCCCTTCCGCACCGTCGTGCAGCAGGGCCTTTCGCAGCTCAGCGATGCCGACAAGGTCGCAACCGATGCTTACGCCCAGATGGTCGCCGACATGAAGGCCGGCAAGACCTCTGCAGCGGCCAACTAAGGAGGCGCTTCAATGGCTACCTACCAGACCACCTACACCAACGCTCCTCCGAAGGGCCTACACGGCCAGATCGCTTCCGAGGAGAAGTGCAACAAGATCAGCCGCACGATCGAGAACCTGGGCGGCGTGCGCTTCGGTCAGCCGGTTCAGCGCGGCGCCGCTGACCACGGTGTTGTACCCTTCGCCGCTAGCGGCGAATTCATTGGCATCGCCGTGCTGAACCCGGCCGTTCCGGCAGATGTGCTCGTCCCTGACTCCTATCCCCGGTACTTCACCGGCGCATTCATGACGATGGGCACGATGTACGTCACTGCCGGCGGCGCCGTCGCGCAGGGCGATGCTGTTTTCTACAACACGCTGACCCATCGCTACGTCAACGCCGCCGGCGCCAACATCGTCGGCCCCATTCCCGATGCTGTCTTCGACACATCCGGAGCGGATGGCGCAATCGTCGAAATCGCGCTTCGCCTGCGCGCTTCGGCTCCGGCAGTCTGATCAGGAAAGGACCTGAGCAAATGAATCAGATCATCCGTCAGGCCTTCGCTGATGCGCAGGCCGCGTTCCCCTTTGTCATCGCGCAGGGGCGCAACATCGAGACCCGCATCTACCAGCGGCGTTACCCGACCTTCAACTACGGTGCTCACGTGCCCGTCGTTACGGAAGGGAACGCCTGGGCGATCGGCACGACCTTCTTCACCGTCGATACCGCAGGCGAGGCTAAGTTCCTCTCCGGCGCCGGTACCGACATGCCTTTCAACCAGGCCACGAAGGACATGGCCAGCCATGACTTCGCGATGATCGGCTCCGGCTGGGAGTGGAACCTCGAGGAAGTCAATCAGGCGACCCTTTACGGCATCGACCTGAACGGCACCAAGGCCATGTCGGCTTCCGACAAGGTCGAGCGCCTGCTCAACTCGGTTGCCATGGTTGGCACGACCGAGAAGAACTGGACCGGCTTCGTCAACGACCCGCAGGTCTCGCGCGTTGATGTTGCCGCGGATGGCACGGGCTCTTCGACCTTCTGGTCGGCGAAGTCCAACGACCAGATCCTCCGGGACATCAACGACCTGATTTCCAGCGTCCGCGAGAACACGTCCGAGGTCGAATGGGTCGACACGCTGCGCCTGCCGCCGGAAGCGTTCCGTCTCATCGCCACCCGCCGTCTCGGCGAGGGCGATGGCCTCCTGACCCTCCTGGAATACATCCGCCGCAACAACGTCTACACGGCGGAAACCGGACAGCCGCTCGACATCCAGCCGCTCCGCGAGCTCGCCACGGCCTCCCAGGACGGCGGCGGCCGCATGGTCGTGTATCGCCGGGATTCGGAAGTTCTCCGCTTCCACCTGCCGATGCCGCGCCGTGTCCTCCAGCCGCGCCAGAAGTCCATCATGGGCTTCGAGACCGGCATCATCGCCCGTACCGGCGGTACCGAATGGCGTCTGCCTGGTGCCGCTGCCTATGGCGACGAAATCACCGCTCCGTAATCAGAGGATCAGTCATGAAGGTCACCAACAACAGCAAGGCGTTGCAGGGCGTCCGCTCGAAAGGGCGGGCGGTCTACATCCCACCGGGTGAGACCCGGGACGTCGACCTTGAAGGCGTCGACCTCGAAAAGGCCAAGCGCCTTCGCTTCCTCAAGATCGAGGGCGTCTCCAAGGCTGCAAGCAACCAGGACGGCGATGGGCCGAAATCGGCACTAGAAGTGCTCGAAATGGCAAAGGACCAAAACGTGCAGTTCATGTCGTTCAAGTCGGCTGCCAAGAAGCTGCTCGGCGAAAAGACCCCGTCCACCAAGGACGAGATTGTCGCTGCTCTCGAAGAGCTGGCGACGCAGCCCTGACAATCAGCCCGGCGGTAATCTGCCGGGCCTACTCTTGCATCGGAGATCGACATGGCTGGATACGGCGATAATGCAGGCTTCACGTCCTACGCTGAGGCGGCCGGCTATGTCTTTCCCGATGGCACGACCGATGCCCAGAAGACCGCCGCACGTCAGCGCGGTTCTCTGGTGATCGATCGGTATGAGCCGAAGTTCAGCGGCCGGCGCACCGGCGGGTATGCCCAAGAGCGCGCATGGCCTCGCACCGGCGCCACCACCTATTACGGCGAGGCGATCCCTTCGAACGAAATCCCGGTCGCGATCATCAACGCCTCGTATGAAGCCGCATTCCTCGAGTTGACGAACCCAGGCAGCCTTTCGCCGGTCGTAACAGGCACGTCTACGGTGAAGCGCGAGAAAATGGGACAGCTTGAGGTCGAGTATTCAACCTCTACTTCAACGGATATCGACGACCTCGTCGCGCTCGCAACGCCTGTCGTGACCACGATCGAAGGGCTGCTCTGGCCGTTTCTCGTGCCGGTCTGGCCGGGTGCTTTGGTGGTGTAGCTCCAGGCATCGCGCGCACTTGATCAGAATAGGCCCAGTGAGCCGAGCAACGAGACCATTCCGGCGATCAAAATAACGAATTGAGCCCTCTGCTTCATCGTAGGGTCAATTGGAAGCTTCTGCACGAGATAGAGCACAACCACGACGAAGAGGACGGTCAGGAGGATGCTGATTGTGGCGGACATGTGCCTCAGATCTTTGATCAAAAAGCCTTGCGGCAATGAAGGCGTAAATAAGGCTCAGCTCTCGAAAAGGAAGGGAGGAGGATGGCAAACCCGATCTATGCACGCCTGCAGGCGACGGCGCAGCGTCTAATCGCCAAGTACGGCCAAGCCGGTACCGTGAAGCGGATCACACCTCCGGATCCTGTCTACGGCGGTGATCCGGTGGAAACCTCGTACACGGCCCAGCTCGTCCCGATGACCTACGACCAGAGGTACATCGACGGCACCACGATCACGACGGCTGATCGACAGGTTTACATTTCATCGGTGGGCCTCGCGATCGTGCCAACCGTCGGCGACGTCATAGCCGCCGGCGGGGTCGAATATCACGTCATCGCCGCCGACCCGAACAACTACGACGGCCTTACCAACGTCGTCTTCATCGTCCAAGGAAGGATCGCAGCATGAGCGTCATTGTTTCTCAAGCATAGCATCGCTCACCTCTCGGCCGGTGTGGCGCGGCCTGATAAGGTTCTTCAGGTCAAATCCCTGCCGTCGAGCTTCAGCTAGGTAGTCTTCCAGGGTACTTTCCGAAACGGCACTCTCTCGCGCGATCACCCAAAGAAACTTACGATCAGGCGTGCCGACCAATGCGACCTGGTACTCAGGATCGATTTTGAGCACCCAATAATCGCCGTCAGTGAAGGGTATCCAGCGAAGTGCAGCCGGAAGAAAGTTGACTTTCAGCTTCGCGTTCGTCGCATCGATCGGCTCTGCTTGGCCAAGCGCTTGCTTGGGCTGGTTGTTGTTATCGAAACAGCGGTTGTCGACGCGGATCTTTCCGTCGTTATCAAGGGAATACTCTGCCGTGATGTCCGTCGCGGCATCTTCCTCATATTTGAGCGGCAGGCGGACGATCTCATACCATCGCCCCAGATAACGGTTGAGGTCGAGATTCGGAATTGCTGTGACTTCGCTCATGGCTTCGGTTCTCCTTCAATGAGGAGCGGCAACGCCGGTCGTTTTCATCGTCAAGGAAGGATCGCGGCTTAGTTCTCCTGAACCGAGAGCCCGTCCTCGCCAATCTTGATCTCGACGCCTTGCGTCGTCTCCTCCTGGTAGACGTAGACACCCAGTCCAATAACGGCAACGGCAAGCACGGCGATCACGAGGTAGAGCCCATTCCGGTTCATCGGGTTCCTTTCCGCAGGTTGGCAGTAGCAACTTAGAAGCAATTCGACGAAAGGCAACGGACCGCGTTGCTTGAAAAATGGTGAGAGGAGATAGCCAATGAGCAAGATCAAGGTCGAAGTCGTTAAGCCCTTCGAGCGCTACAAGATCGGCGACAAGCCGGAACTGACGGCAGTCAAGGCGGCCACGCTGGAGAAGATGGGGCTGGTGAAGCCGGCCAATCAGACGGCAGAGAAGCAGATCGCCAAGGCGGAGGCCAAGTGATGGCGGACGGATCGATCAAGATCGACATAGAGACAGATCCGAACGTGCATGCCGTTGAGGCCATTCGCGATCTCGCCGACGTTGTCCCTCCCATTGTTCGGAATGGCGTCAAGGTTGAGATTGAATTCTCCTCGATGCAGTCGGTCGGCATGACCAGCACACGGCGCGCGATCACCGTCACCTTTGCTCGGGACGATGAATGACCTTCGACGAGCTGCTCGCCACGTATGAACCACGATTGGCCGCTGCCTTCCGTGAGGCGATCGAGGAGATCCGCTCGTCGGTCGTGCTGGCGCGCGTGATCGAGCGGCTCGAGCGAGGCGACGTCAACGGCGCCGTGGAAGCCATGCAGATCGAAACGGAAGCCTTCTCGGCGCTGGAAATCGCCTTGCAGGAGGCCTTCAACGCTGGCGGCACCAATGCAGTTGGTGAGCTTCCAAAGGTCATGGACCCGCAAGGCAACAGCGTAATCTGGCGTTTTGGCGTCCGCAATCCTGTCGCCGAGGCGATCCTGCGGGAACTGTCGTCGACGATGGTCACGCACATCACCGATGACCAGCGGCAGGGCATCCGCCAGGCATTGGAGCAGGGGCTTGCCCGTGGCGCGAACCCGAGATCGACGGCCCTCGACGTCGTCGGCCGGCAGAGCCGCGTCACCGGCCGCCGAGAGGGCGGAGTGATTGGGCTCACGCGGTACCAGATCGAGTTCATCGAGCGGGCGCGCGTCCATCTGGCGTCCGGCGACCCGGAACTGATGAACCGGTATTTCGAGCTCAAGACGCGCGACAAGCGCTTCGACAGGACCGTCATGGCGGCGATCAGAGTGGGCAAGCCGGTCACCGGCGAGACCCTCACAAAGATAATCGGTCGGCTGCGCGACAAGAACCTGCTTCTCCGCGGCGAGATGCTGGCGCGGACCGAAACCATGATGGCGCTCGGCTCCGCGCGCGATGAAGCTATGCGCCAGCAGATCGAGACCGGCAAGGTCCAGGCGCAGGACGTCACGAAGGTATGGCGTTCCGCTGGCGACAGCCGTGTACGGCACACTCATCGTGTCCTTAACGGCAATAGCGTAGGTATGGATGAGGTTTTCCAGAGCCCATCTGGCGCGCTTCTCCGGTTCCCGGGCGACCCGCGCGCACCGATATCGGAGATTTCCGGCTGCCGGTGCTGGTGCGAGTATGACGTCGACTACATCTCCGCAGGGCTGCGGCGGTACCGGGCGAGGGCGGCCTGATGGCGAACCTCAAGTTCAGCGCTCAAATCGCGGCATGGGCTGAAAAGGTTCCGGAGGCTGTCGAGGCGGTATTCAAGGAGAGCACGAAGGAAATCGTGCGCGAGATGCAGACGCCTCGCGCCGCCGGCGGCCGGATGAGGGTGGATACCGGGTTCCTCCGGGCTTCGCTCATGGCATCCACCGCCGCCATGCCATCAATCAACCCGGCTGCCCAGCCGGTCGAGGGCGGGGCTTACACGTACAACGATGGGCAGATCGAGGCGGTGATTGCCGGGGCTGCAGTCGGTGACACGCTGTATTTCGGCTACACAGCGGCGTACGCGGGCCACCGCGAATACGGCGCCAATGGGCAGCCGCCCGATGCTTTCGTTCGTCTTGCTGTCCAGAATTGGGGAATGACGGTCGACCGCACCGCGAAGAAGGTCAAGGCTGCGTTTGGTCTTTGATTGCCCGGTTGCCGTCGCTGCCTTCCTCGGCGGCCATGAGAAGCCCAAGGGACAGCAGCATCAACGACTTCTCGGCGGCGCGTAAGGCCGTCTCAGCGCGAACCGTTTCACCAGTCGCCTGCGCGAGGGTCATCCTCGCATTGGTCAGCAAGTCATGCGCCTGGTTGTCGGTCAGCTTTTCGGACATGAGGAATTGATACATGGCGGTCGGTATCGACGCAATCATCTTCAAGGCGTTGACCGATCATCTACTTACGATGACGCCGGCGCTCCCCATCGCTGCGCCTAACGTGGTGTTCCCGGCCGCCGGGCAATCCATGCCGTCGAAGTACCTGGCAGTCTCGTTCCTGCCAAACCAGACGCGGGAAATCACCTTGGGAGACGACCCGCAGCAGAAGCGGGGGCTCTATCAGGTCTCGGTCGTGTTCGCTGTTGGCGTGGGGATCATTGGTGCGCTCGAGACAGTCGAGACCATCATCTCGCTCTTCAAAAACCGTTCGCTGTTTGCTTCTGGCGTGAAGGTCACGATCAGCAGCGAGCCATGGGCATCAGGCCCAATCCAGGAAGGAAACCGGGTCCAGATCCCGGTCACCATCCCATACTACTGTTTTGCCTAGGAAAGGATCCGAACAATGGCAGGATTGAAGACGACCCTTGCGGGGGCGAAAGTCTACATCAGCACGGCGGCCGTTACGCTGCCACTCAATGCGGCCGGCTTCGGCGCTCTAACCTTCACGGAGATCACGAGCGTGGGCAATCTGGGCGACTATGGCGCCGCCCCGAACATCATCAATTACAACACGCTCGATACTGAGGTCATGTCTAAGGCCAAAGGGGTCGAGGATGCCGGAGAATTGGCGATCGAAGTCGCCCGCATCTTTGACGATCCCGGCCAAATCGCAATCCGCGCCGCTGCGGCAACCAAGTTCAACTACGCGATCAAGGTCGAATACGCCGACGCTCCGACGCCGTCCTGGTCGAACACGATCATGTACGCCGCCGGCCCGGTTTCCGGTCCCCAGCTTCTCGGCGGCGGCACGGACGATTTCATCAGGGAGTCGTACACGGTCGCATTCACCGACCAGCGCCCGATCTTCGTTGCCCCTGTCGAAACCCCGTAAGGTGATCAATGGACCTGCTTTCCCTCAACCCAAACACAATCACCATTGACCTGAAGCATCCGGCGACCGGCGCTCCCCTCGGCGTGTCGGTCGAGCTCCAGAGCCTCGAAAGCGATGCCGTAAAGGCCGTGGAGCGGGCACTGAAGAACAAGGCGCTTCGCGGCGGCCGGAACACTGTCACGGCGGAGAAGATCGAAGACAACACGATTGCTCTGCTGTCGGCCGCAATCGTGTCTTGGACGTTCTCCGGTGATGCCATGCTCGGCGAGGACAAGAAGCCGGCCTGCAACGATGCGAACAAGCGCAAGCTGCTCTCAGTGCCAGCCATCGCGAAGCAGATCGACAGCGCACTCGGAGACGAAGCGGCTTTTTTCGGCAGCTAGGCGATGAGCTGGCGGCAACCGTCGCTCTCATCGTCAAGTACGACACCCCAGGATATGAACTCCGGGGCATGGGCGGGGTAAAGGAAACGCTATCCCGCCGCGAAATGAACGATCGGTTCGGTCAAGGGCATCTCAACCCTGATATCGAGCCGCCGGAAGACGGCGAACACCTGTGGGAATGGTTCTGGCACCTGTCGGGACATCGCCACCAGGGCATGAATGGCCCCCAGCCTCTCACCTATCAGGACGTCGAAACCTGGTCGCGAATGACCGGGACGATCCTGCTGCGCGAAGAGGTGTTGATCCTGATGCAGATGGACACGGCGTTTCTCAATGCCGTCGCCGAAGAGCACGAAGAACAGCGCAAGCGGGCGGAAGCCGACAAGTAACGGAGGATGCTATGGCCGACGTAGCGACCCTTGGCATTGCCGTAGACAGCTCTGGCGTTGAAAAGGGCGCGAAGTCTCTTGACCATCTCACGAACGCTGCCAAGCGCGCGGAGGCGGCTGCTGCTGGCGTATCCGGCGCCACAAAGAACGCGGGGGCCGCTGCGGCGTCCGTATCCGCTGGAGCCGACAGCGCCGCAGCCGCACTCAACCGTGAGAGCGCCGCCGCTACCAAGGCAGCCGGCGCGCTGAAGATGCACGCCGCAGCGGCAAACCAGAACGTGCGAGGCATGACGGCCGCATCAATGAACGTCGGGAACCTCGCGGCCCAGTTCCAAGATATCGCTGTGACTTCGGCGATGGCGATGAGCCCGCTGCAGATCGCCCTCCAGCAGGGTACGCAGATCAGCGCGGTTCTTGGGCCAATGGGGGCTGCAGGCGCAGTCCAGGCACTCGGGCAAGCCTTCCTCTCGGTCCTGTCTCCCGTCAGCCTGGCCACGATTGCAATTGTGGGTCTATCGGCGGCTGGACTGCAGATGGTGGATTGGCCGGCTTTGGCGGCTTCGGCATTGAACGGTCTTGCATCCGTTCTGCAAACGATCGCGCCGTATGCTGCTATGGCTGCCGCTGGGCTTGCGCTGATCTACGCTCCGGCGGTGATTGGCGGGGTCATCAACCTCATCGCTCTGCTCGGGCGTCTTTCCGTCGCCGCGCTCGGCCTGGCGGCCTCCTTTGCCGCGGCAAACCCGGCTGTCGCCTTCGTCGCCGGCATCACTGCCGCCGTGGTCGCCGCCAACATCTTCCGGGAGGAGTTGGCCCAGATATTCGGCGTCGATATCGTCGAGACCGCCAAAAGCGGCGTGAACCTGATTATCGGCTCGTTTGTTGCCGCCTTCGAGGACATCAAGTTCGTTTGGGCGCAGCTTCCCAATATCATGGGTGCGGCCATCGTCGGGGCGGCAAACGCAGTCATCGGCGGCATGAACGCCATGATCGGCAAAGCGACTGCGTTGTTGAACGGGTTCATTGCAGAGATCAACGGGATGCTCGGTTCTCTGCCATTCGGGATGGGCGAGGGCGCATCGATCCCGAATATCGGCGACATGTCCGTCGGTATGATCGAAAACAGCTTCGCGAGTGACCTTTCAGGCGCTGTGGACGCGCGAAACACGGCGGTCGGGGCAGCGCTTAGCCGCGACTACCTCGGCGACATGGGCACTGCGATCTCTCAGGGCGCATCCACTGCAGCGGCGAAGTTGAGGGAGGTTGCTGCTGGACTAACCAACGTCGAGGCTGCAGCGGGGAAGGCTGGGGGCTCCGGCAAGAAGGCGGGAGAGGACACCGCTAAGGGGTTCGATACCGCCAAAGAAGCCATGAAGCAGGCCGAAGAGGCCATGGGTTTCGCCAAGGACATCACAAAGGGCTTTATCTCCGATGTTAAATCGGGATTGAAGAACGGCGAGGGCTTGTGGAAGTCGTTTGCCAATGCTGCCGTGAACGCCCTCGACAAGATCGCCGACAAGCTGCTCGACCAAGCCCTCAACAGTCTGTTCGCGCCAGCAAACGGTGGCGGCGGGCTGCTAGGCAGCATCCTCGGCGGGATCTTCGGCGGTGGACAACTCGCAAAAGCGAAAGCTGGCGGGATTGGTCTCTATGCCGATGGCACGGCATCCGCGCGCGCGGGCATGGCGATCGTTGGCGAAGAGGGGCCGGAGATTGTCCGGTTCCGTGGTGGCGAAAAGGTCATTCCGAACCATCAGCTAAAGGCAGCCAACTCCAACAGGAATGGCGGCGGCTCTCGTTCGAGCAGCGGTCCGCCGCAGCTTAACGTCTATGTGCAGGGTGCGAACACCGACGCTCAGATCCGGGAAATGTCCAGGCAGGGCGCGCAGGAAGCGTTGTACGCCTACAACGAGAACCAGGCGCGCGTCGGCTTCGGTGACACCCAGAAGAAATACAATGCTCGGAAGGTCTAACCGATGGCAGTTTACACCGGTCAACCGACCGTTCCGATCATGTTTTTGCGCCCGACCCGGGCGAGTTTCGACAATCCCGGGTCAGGCCTCGACGGCGGCGTCAACGGTGTTGGCGAATCCATTAGCATCGAGACCAGCGGTGGCGGCATTGTCACGGCGAGATACGAGGAATGCGTCCTGCTTGGTGACGACACCGAGCGCCACGAGATCATCAACTGGCTAGGGGCGCGCGGCAACGGCGGGTTTCGGTTCTTCAACGTTCCGATCATCAACGACGGCATAGGACCGTTCCCGATCATTGACGGCAAGCGCCGGTCCATGATCAGCGGCATCCCGCATTCGGACGGATCGTCCTTTTCTGACGGTGCGGGCTACAGCCAAGCGACCGTCCACGGTGAGGTGACGGAGGCTGCGGCCCTTGGGGGCGGCATCCTGAAAATGCGAGTCTACGGTGCGGCAAGGCCGCTCCGCTGGTCGGATTGGTTCTCGATCTATCATCCGACGAAGGGTTGGCGGGCCTATCGGTACTGGCAGGTCATCGCGAAGACGACCGAGACGAACCCGGTCTATACGCTCGCCATCGCTCCGCCTCTGCGCGAAGCCGTGACGGCTGGCACCCGCGTAGAGCTCGCGCGCCCGATATGCTGCATGAAGTTCCCGAAAGGCTTCACGCTGCCCTTTGAATACGAAGGATTTTGGCAGTCGAGGCCGACGCTCCAATTTGTCGAGGCGTTCTGATGGATTGGGTCCCTGCCAATGTCATCAACGCAATGCGCGGCAGCCACCAACTCGGCTTGTTCCTGCGCATCGACACCGATCCTGGCTTGCACATCTACTTCGGGGTCAACGACATCCCGCTCGGTTTCGACAGCATCGATCCGGACGGGACAGTCTATCTGGGAGGCGGGCGCCTTATTGGCATCCCGTCGCTCGAAATCCTCGTGAACGGCACGTCCGACGCGGTCGACTTCACGATCTCAGGCATAGACCCTGCGACCGGCTCGAGGATGCTCGACAGCATTCCTCCGGTGCGCGGCAAGGCCGTGCAAATGGGGCTGACCACGCTCGACGAGTATTTCCAGCCCATGAGCAAGATCATCCCGATCTGGAGCGGCATCGCCTCGCATCCGAAAGAGGCGCGGCCGCCGATCAGGGAAGGGGAAACTGCAACGCTGGCGCTGAGTCTGGCGGTGGTCGCCGGCGAGAACACCCGTTCCCGACCAGCCCGGGCGCTGTGGTCAGACGCGATGCAAAAGGCGATCTCGCCAACCGACGACTTCTGCAAGCAGGTGGCGCGCCTCGCGCGCGGCGTCCAGCCGGTGTGGCCGAAATATAACTGAGGCTTCAATGACATTGCACGAGTTCTTGGCGCTCCCGCACCGTTTCAGGTGGGGCGGGGTGGGCGGCGACGATTGCACGACGTTCTGCGCCCGGTGGGTGGAAGAGAACATCGGCGAGGATCCGGCAGACGACTTCCGCGGCTCCTATGGGACCGCAGAAGAGGCCCAGCGGATCATCGACGCTCACGGTGGCCTCGTCGCTCTGTTCGCTCATCAAGTCGAGCCGCTCGGGCTGAAGCGCGTTCAGCAGCCGGGGACAGGTGACATTGGTATCATCCACGGGCAGTCCGCCATCGTCGAGGGCAATGTCCTGATCGGTGCCATCCGGTTCGGGCCACTTTGGGCTGTGCTCACGCCCGGCCGCGTAGTGGCCAAGGCTGCCGAGCACGTCGCTGCATGGAGGCTGCCGACGTGCGAGTGAACAGTCTTTATGAGAACGCCCCAAGCGAGGAGCTCTACCGGCGCTGGCTTGAGGTAGACCGCTATTGCAGCACGTTCCTGCGCTGCCCGCCGCCGCGTTACGACCCCATATTCACGCCGATCTTCACCTCGATCTTTTCGGCGGTCGGGTTCAGCGCGTCCACTGCCGGCATTCTCGGCAGTGTTACGACGGCGCTTGCGACCACCGCGATCTCGATCGGCCTGCAAGCTGCAATGGCGCCAAAGCCTCCGAAGCCGGAGGACGGCAAGACGCCGTTGACGCAATCGGTTCCACATCGCTGGTGGGGCGTCGGTCGATGCCGGGTCGCCGGCGCGTACATGCTGTGGGAGGCTAAAGGTAGAAACCTGTATGTCGTCCAGGCGATCGCAGGACACAAGATCAAGTCCGTCAACCGATACTGGCTCCACGACGACGAGGTGACGCTTGACGTCAACGGCTTCACGCAGAATGCCTCCGGCGCCCGCTATGGCAACAACGTGCAGATCCTGCATCGGCTGGGCGAACCGACGGAGACCGCCTACGCGCCGCTGGTGAATGATCTCTCTAGCGAGGGTATCTGGACGAACAATCACCGCGGCGACGGCCAGGCATCATTGATGATGATCGCCAAGTCGGTCGATGCGACGAACCAGGGCCAGCGGTTCCCGTATGGCGCGCCTCGGCTCTCGGTGGAGGCAGACCTTGCCTTTGTGTTTGACTACCGGATCAGCACAGATCCGGACAACCCGGCGGCATGGGTGTGGTCTAGGAATGCGGCGCTGGTCATGTGCTGGCATCAGTGCTTCAACGAGTTCGGGCACCGTCGCGATTTCAATCGCGCGATCCTTCCGGTCATCGAAATGTGGATCGAGGAAGCGAACATCTGCGATGAGGACGTGCCTCTCGCAGGTGGCGGTACCGAGAAGCGCTACGAGGTCAATGGATTCGACACCACGGAAAACAGCCCGAAGGTCGCGACGAATGCCATTCTCGCAGCCTGCGATGGCTGGATTTGCGAGCGCGGCGACGGGGCTCTCTTGTTCACCGTCGGCAAGTTTCGCGAGAGCCGTGTCGCCACGATCACCGACGCCGACATCGTCGGGCATCAGATCCAGTATGGTGTTCTGTTCGAGGACGAGGTCAACCGGCTCATCCCGAAGTTCACCTATCCGGCAACTGGCTATGCGACGTCTGACACCGACTATTTCGAGGATGTCGATGCACAGCTCGAGGCGGGCAGGGTGCTCGCTGAGGATGCGGACTATGGGTGGTGCCATCAGTGGCGGCAGGCACGCCGCCTTGGCATTCGCGACTGGCGACGGCTGCTGGAGAAGGTTTCCGGCTCTCTCGACCTACGGCTTTCCGCGATCAACGCGGTCTATAGCCGATGGGTAAGGCTGCAGACGCCGCTGTCTGTTCCGCGCCTGAGCGGCAAGCTCGTCGAGAACCGGCGTTCAGTCCTCGCCCTCATGTCGGGCGGCTTCAACATGGAGATCATGAAGCACCCAGAGAACATCGACGACTGGAACCCGGCAACTGATGAAGGCAAGCAGCCGCCGGTCCCCGTTGGACCGGCATCGAATGGCATTCCCATTCCGGTCATCAACCTTGTCCAGGCGAAGCCGAAATCTGGCAACGTCTACCTGCGCGTAGTCGTCATTGACCCGCAGGACGATAGCCTTACGCCGGTTGTCCGGTACCGGATCACGTTGACCGATTCGGGCAATCCCGGAGCGTGGGTGGAGTACAAGGCAACTGGCTTCACTCCATCAGGAGGGTTCATCGATCTGGCGACGGGCAACGTCCCGGCCGATGAGGAGCTCGATGTCGAGGTCGCCTTCATCACCAGCGATGGCGATTATGGCGAGTGGTCGGTAACGGAGACGATCACTTCGACATCGGACCCGACACCGCCGGCCGCGCTGGCGTCCTTCACGCTCACAGGATCGGCACCCCGTCTTGGTAATGCGTCCTTCGGGTTCTCCACCGGCAATGACGGACACGTCTCAACGGTGCAGATTTACAGGGTGGCGTCTGGCGCGGCATTCGATCCAGACACCGCCACCCTTGTCGGCACACGGGCGGTAGGGCCCTCGGCGACCTATTCGTTCACCGATGGCGACACGACACGAACCAACCTGCTGAGCAATCCCGGCTTCGACACAGACACTGTGTGGACGAAGGGTACCGGTTGGACAATCACAGTCGGTAAGGCGAACAAAGCGCCCGGAGTCGCTTCGTTGCTCGCGCAGCTTGCAGCTATAGCAAACGGCGCAAAGGCTCGTATCAAGTACGCCGTGTCGTCTTACATAGCAGGAACGGTCCGCGCCCGTATCTCGACTGGCGGCTCACCGTTTGATGACGCCCCGGATCGCTCGGGCAATGGCACGTTCCTTGAAACCATCACAGCAACCGGTGCACGCGACACTTTCCACCTACGGGCAAGCAGCACCTTTGAAGCATCAATTGACGACGTTGTTTTGTACGAAGAAACAGCGTCTTGCGCGCCTCAAGGTGTGTGGGACTACTACGCCCAACCAGTCAACGGTTCCGGCGTCGAAGGCCCTGCCTCCAGCCCCGTGAACGTAACCATCATCTGACACCCAAAACATCAATCGAAGTTTCCCTTGGCGGCGCGCCGAGGACACTAACGCATGGAGAACTTCATGGCCGGTGAAATCCAGGCAGCGTTCAATACTGTCTACTCCGATGGTCCTTCAACCCAACCGGACGAGCCGTCGAAAGCTCGCATCCGCAATGAGTTGGCGCCGGTAATTCAAGCGCAGGTTGATGATGGAATTTCCATCGCGAATGATGCACTGCAGGTCGCCAGCTCCGGGACACGGCCAGTAAAAACGCCCATTCGTGCCGCGTCCGTAAGCAATGTGACACTGGCGAGCGTCGTAAATGGTGCCTCGTTCGGTGGCGTCACGGTTGCCACCGGTGATCGCGTCGGATTCCTTGGTCAAACCAGCGCAGCTGAAAACGGCGTGTACGTGGTCCAAGCCAGTGCGCCACCTGTCAGGGCGGTAGACCTCGATACCGGCGATGAGTTCTCCTACGCGTCGTTCTATATCAACGAGGGAACGCTCGCTGGCCAAACATATACGTGCGTCACGCCAGCGCCGATAACTGTCGGCACGACCCTGCTGACGTTCAGAAAGACGGCCGACGTTTCCTCGCTCGTCCCCGAAATCGCTGAGACGAGCGCTCGCGTCACCGATCTAGAGAACACAAAAACGACCATGCGGCGGGTGGTCGAAATACTGATCGACGGCTGGACTTCGGCGGAAATCTGCCTAGTAGGGGACTCGATCACGTGGGGCGTTGGCGCAACAGGGACTGCAACCGAAACACCGCGGACGGGAGAGCTGACCGATCCGAGGAACAATCTGACGTCGCCGTCTTGGGCGAACCTCTTCCGTGATTACCTGATTGCCAACTTCTGCTCTGGCACCTTGGTCAACCCGAGCCCCGGCGTCGGCTACGCGCGCCGTTGGTTTGAGTTCGACCCTACCACGGATGTTGGTATTCGTTACATCAGCCGCAGTACTGGCCTTGATATAACGCCGAAACCTGTCGTCTCGAATGGGAACGCGACTTTCCGGAGATTGCTTGACCTTCCGGCGAACAACTCAGACCGCGCCATTGAATTTACATTTTATGGTGACGAAGCGGAGTTCGTTTTTGCCGGCACGGCTACGGACCCCGGTGCGACCTTCACTGTGGAAGTAGACGGAGCGGTTGCCGGAACGTATTCACATTATCGCAACCCTGCGGCGTTCCGGCAGACGCAGGCGATCACCGCCGCGTTCGGCCAACATACGGTGCGCATCTGGAACAATTCGAATACGCAAGCGCTCCGCTGCGAAATGGTGCGGCACAATCGCCGCCTGCAGGTCAGGAACCAAGGCATCATCGGCGTTCAATCGGCTCGGTGGCTGCCCACTGATACCCTCTGGCCCGGCATCGCGGCAACCGACAATATTGTCCTTTGCCAGCTTGGAACAAACGACCGGATTGGGTTCTCTGGATTCAGCCTCCGTCCGCAGAAGCTACGCGACAACCTGAACACCATCGTTACGCAATTGAAGGCTGATGGGAAGGTCGTTGTGCTCGCAACGCCGCCGAAGGCCTCGCCGACATCGGATTACCCGATCGTCGGCAACCCGACCTATTACTTCGACACGGCCGATGCGGCGCAATCTGTGCGCCTGGCCGCCGAGGATCTAAAAGTCTCGGTTATCGATCATTTCCAGAACTTCGCGATCAACTTCGCGAGCTTGCTCGCCGATGGCATCCATCCGAATGATGCGGGTTATGCCGTGATGTACAACGACGGGTGGGTGGCTGCGGCGCAGCGTGAACAGGCGGCTATCGCGCTTGCGGCTATGGCGGCGTAAGGGGGAAAGCGATCAGAACTGGCTAGAATCGACATGACGCAGATGCTCGCGCACGAATTCATCGTGGTCATTCTCATCTTCCATCATCGTCAATTCTGGCTGTTCTGTCATGCTATCTTCATCGCCTTCGGCCTGCCTTGCATTGGTGGCTAGATAAGCATCGACGCTGCGAAGATGTTCTTTCACGACTTCATCGTGGTCACTGTCATCATGCGCGGGAAGCGGGCCGCAGCATGCATCTGCCGTGGGTGGCCGAATACGGTCTGTGATGGAGACTATATTATCGGTCATGCTTGTTCCTCACTTATTCTTGTCACCGTTTGTGAAAGCGTCTCTATCGCTGTATAGCATCCGCAGATTACACGATAGAGGTGAGAATGGCAGTCTCTGACCTGATTCACGAGCTTGAAAGCGCAAAGGAACCAAGCCGCGAAACGGACGCCAAAATCGCCCTGCTCTTTGGTTGGCAGCGGCGAGTAGAGACTTCAGAGGGCGCGACGAGATCGAGAAAGGTATCTTGGACACATCCGGCGAGCGGCGAGAACCGTCTGCCGGCGTTCACGTTCTCGGTTGATGCTGCGCTGGAGCTCCTTGAATTGGTCGCGGAGAAATCGCACGGCGGCGTGAGCTGGATAGTCAACGAGGCAGGCGTGACATGCACGGTCAAGGTGGATGAAGGGCCGTACTATCACGCGGCGACGCCGGCCCTTGCTATCTGTGTTGCTGCCTTGGACCTCAAAGCGGCTGAACTGGGTGACTTCTAGCGGCAGATGTAGATGTTGTCGCCGAGCGTGAAGTCTCGGTACATCTCCTCGCCCCATCTGACCTTCGGGAATTGCGTCTGCACTTGAAAGCCCGCTTCCCGCAGTCGCTCGACGAAGTCATTGCGTGAATAGATCCGGACGTGGGTCTCTTGCCCGTAATGCTTCAGCCGCAGTTCCGGAGTGTTGACCGCCGGATCTTCGTAGGTGCCTTCGCGCACCTCAGACGGAACCATAATGTAAGCGACACCGCCAGGTTTCAACACGCGGCGAAGTTCACGCATGCCCTTTCGGTCATCAGGGACGTGTTCGAGGACATGGCTGCAGATGATGCGGTCGAACTTGCCGTTCTCGAAGGGGATCTGCGTGATGTCGACCTGGTGCGTTGCTCGCTCCTTGGCGAGATCGCAGTCGTAGTAATCGATGGCGGGGTTCTCTCCGAACACCGTCTTGAAGAACGGCTCCGGGGCGAAATGAAGGAGGGACGTGCCCTTCGCAAAGAAATCAGGATCATTCGCAAGCGTGATCCAGATGTGGCGATGGCGCTCGAATGAATGACAGATGTGGCACTCTGCCTTTCGGCCTCGGCCAAAAACCGGCCGCCATTCCTTGAAGGATGATCCGCAGCAAGGGCAATGTACTTTCGGCTCCGCCATCTTGGGCTTCTTGGCGACGAAGCGCCTATATTCGAGCGCGTATTTCGACGCGATGTGAAGCGGAAGATTTGCCTGCGCCATAGAGAATCCTTCATCCTTCGTCGTTGTGACGGCGCACAGGAGTAGCGGCTAGGGCATGGCGCTTCAAGTCTTGCGGTTTATCTTAGGGTGTGGTCATAGAGTCCCGCAAACGCCCGAGGACAATCGTATGAGCAATGACAACCTGATCGCGGAGCTTGAAGCCGCCACTAGATCCGACCGGAGACTGGACGAGAAACTTGCAGCGGCGGCAGGTTGGACGCAGCTATCGGAAATTGTTCCTGGCGCCGACGGCAAGAGGGAAAGGCGTTTGATGTGGTTCTATCCCGGTGAGCAAACCCCGCGGCTGCCTAAGTTCACGGAGTCTATCGATGCCGCCCTTGAGTTCGTCGGCATCATCGCGCCTGGTCCTACTGGCGGCTTCACGTGGGGAGGCCCAAACCGCTTCAAGCGCGGGAAGGCGCAATTGAACGACGGGGAGCAGGTTCAAGCGGCAACCCCAGCAATCGCGTTGTGCATCGCAGCGCTGAAGGATGCGGCGGCTAGGCGTTCGTAGCGGCTACACAGACCCCGGAGAGGGCCGGTAGTTGCCCTCATGCGCTTCAAGCGCCATCCTTGCCTGATCCATATACCGCCACCATTTTGGCCGCTGGACAGGGGAGCCGTCTTCAATTGCGGTATAAGTCCCGTCGGGGTCTTCTTTGTTCTGGGCGCAGAGTGCCCGCGCCATTTTCTCTATCCGCCAATCGTCCATGATGATTGTGTTTCGCTGTTGATGAAATTTAGGGTCGTATAGTTGAAACTCCCTTTTGGTAAACTTTTTATGAAGGGGTCCGCTAAACCTCGTGCGACGGCGTGCCATTTTGCCACACGTCTGTGAAGGCTTGCAAACTAAGCGATTCACGCATAGATGGCAGTGTCTGTGAATTCGAACGCTCAGACGCCGGGCCTCTTCTTTCGTCGAGAGAGAAGGGGCCCCTTTTCGTGGCCAATGCCTTAGAACCACCGATCGCTCGTCTCTCCCTCCAGCATCGCGACCGCATCGGCCTCAATGCTGCGACAGAGATCTTCGTATTCCGCCAGCAGCTCCCCGCGGCATGGGACCTCCTTGCGGAGCTCGTCAACCATCAGTGCAGTGACCTCATAGACCCGGCAAAGGCTCTGAAATGCGAGCCTGTGGGTGCTCGGGATTTTGTCACGATAACGGGGCAGGGCGAGCCTGAGGCGCGCTCTACCTGCCCTGATCAGCGGTATTCCTGAGTTCGTTTGGGCATCGAGCAAATCGGATTCGTCCGGGTGCCCCGCGTAAATTTCATTATTTTCCATGGGCAGGCCTCTTCGCAGCGTCCACGCGGTCGATCCAGCTCATCTGCCTTTATCACAAGCACCAACCAGGAGACCATTATGGCTCGGGAAACTCTTCCCGTCGCGCTCGAACTCATGTTCGGGGATGAGGGCAACGAAGGAGGAGTGCGATGCGTCCTAGTGAGCGCGTCAAGATAATAGAATGGACTGCAGCTCTCGCAGCAGTCGTGTTCGTAGCGGCTCTTGTTGCCGCGCTACTGTCTTGACGGCTTGATTTCAAATGATGCCGGAGAAGCCTGCTTCAGGCTGATCGTCGGACTCGGCCAATATCGGTATGGGCTCGATCGGCCTGGCCGCCAGCGCTTTGAGGTCCTCGGCGAGGCCGGCAAGTTGCGCCGCAAGGTCCAGAAGATTCGAATTCGCGCACTGTGCCGCGATTTCTGAGAGGTCAGAAGCCGGCTCTGTCCCACCGGTGCTTTTCGCTTCGCTATCGTCCATGTCCGAGTCCCATTTCCATTGATGTGGATCAATGGCGAGGCCCGTCAAGGCTGCGGCCGATGACGAGCCTCCCGGCCGCCTACGAGGGGCGAGACGACCAGTTTCAGTTTAGGCCCAACTTTCATCGGTCACCATTAGCCAGTGTGGCTTAGCCCCGCTGACATCCCCAACGACAATCAGGAGAAACGAATGAGCGCCATCACCGCTCAGCACGTTCGCGCTGCCGCAAAGGGCAAGGTGAACGAGAGCAACCTCGCGTCCGTGCTCGTGGCGCTGGACAGGTACGGCGACCGGTTTGGCATGGATCGGCCGCACCGGCTCGCCCAGTACTTCGCCCAGCTCATGCACGAAAGCGGCGACTTCCGCTACGATCGCGAGATCTGGGGACCGACGCCGGCGCAGCAGCGATATGACACTCGGACCGATCTCGGCAACACGCCGGAGAAGGATGGCGACGGCTATCTCTACCGCGGACGCACCGGCATGCAGCTGACCGGCAAGGACAACTATCGCCAGTTCCGCAACTGGTGCCGCGCGGCCGGCCTCGACTGCCCGGATTTCGTCAAGGATCCGGACGCGGTCAATACCGATCCGTGGGAAGGCCTGGTGCCTCTGTTCTACTGGGACACCCGGGATCTGAACCGCTGGGCCGACGAGGGCGACGCCGAGACGATCACGAAGAAGATCAATGGCGGCAAGAACGGCCTGTCTGATCGATTTGACCGGCTGGCCCGCATCTCGCTCGTTCTTCTCGGATACCGCGCCGACAATGTCCTTCAGTTTCAGGCTGACCAGCGGCTTCAAGTCGACGGCGATGTCGGGCCGAAAACGCGCGCTGCAATGCATACGGCGCTTGTGGCGCTCACCCCGGGCGAAGCTGCCCGGCCGGAGGTCAAGGCTGCGCCAGTGACCGAGGAGAAGCCGGTACCGGTTCCTGTCACCCCGCCCGGCCTCAATGCGCCGTGGTGGAAGTCGAAGGAGGTCATCACCCCGTCTGTCATCGGCGGCGGCGCTTCGCTGCTCACCGCCATCGGTGGCATACCGTGGCAAAACCTCCTCCTGATCCTCGTCGCATTCGGAGGCATTGCCGGCTTTCTCTACTGGCGCAAGAACGCCGATCGGAAGGCGGTCGCCAAGCAGGTAGAGGGGATGGCGTGATGTTCACCACTCCTCGCCTCATCGCGGCCGCCGCCGCGCTCGCCATCGTTGCCGCCGCCGTTGCTTGGATTTACCGGCAGGGCGGCGACGACGTCAGAACCTCCATTGAAAGGCAGAACAATGAAGCTGGCCGCACTGCGGATGATGTCCGCTCTCGCTTTGACCTTTGCCCTCCAGGGATGTGGGACTTCGGCGCCGGCAAATGCCGACGGACTGCGCCGGGTGGTGGGCACTGATCTGATCGGCGCGCGCGGCGCGACACCGGCAGATCAGCGGAAGATAGACCGGACCGTCGTCGGCATCTGCGCGGCGGCGGTTTGGACGAAAGCGGAATGCGTCCGCCACGGCGAAGCGCAGCAGTAACCATCCAGCATTGCATACGAGGGGCAGGGCATTGGCTGAAACACAGGAAACCGAAAAGATGGTCGCAACTCCGAAATGGAGGTTTGAATTCAACCTCAACACATTCGTGATCCTGTTCGGCTTCGCCGGCGGCCTCATAGCGTGGGGCGCGACCTGGGAGAGGGTGAACGCCAATCAGGACTCGCAGGCGAATTCCATCGATCGCCTCGACAAGCGCCTGACAGCGGCCGAAGTCTCCCTCCGGCAGATCGACAATCACGAGCTCCGGATATCGGCGGTGGAGAAGCAGGCAGCAGAAGCGGCGACATCAATGAAGGCCGTAGAAAACACGCTCAACAGCCTTTCCATAGATACGCGTGTGATGCGCGAAATCCTGCAGCGGATCGAGGCCAGCCAACGCGACGGCGCTCAACTGCGGCGGTGAAGCGTCAGATTACCTGCACAAACGGATTTTCTGGGTCTTCGTAGTGTTCATTGGCTACGTTGGACCAAGCGAAGGGCATCTCAAAGCCCGCAAGCCCCCCACTGATGGCAGGGTAAGCCATCGTTATCGCCCCTGCCACATGCCGTTTGGACCAGCCTTTGCTTTTGAAGAAGGATACCGTGTGCTCCTTCATCGAGACTGCCGCCCCGCTATCAGGCGTATTTGCCATTATCACGTATCCGCCGGGTTTAGACCTGTTTATCTGCGAACTATTTTTCAAGATCGAGCGGATATTTTGCCTTATTGCCTCATCGTTATGGACGGTTCCCTTCTCCCAAATTAGAGAGCGGGGGGTCTTGAATTCCAAATAGAATTTTTTGTTCGCTGCCGATTTGAGGTACAGATCTGGTTTGGAGTGCCCATATTCCTCCTGTATCGTAAAGCCGATGCGAAGGCCCTTTGAGAAAAGCGCTGCAGCCAACACAAATTGGCCAACTGTATGGAAGTACGAGTTTGGATTGGAGAACTCGGAAGCGACTTTCATGTACCGCGGATGGTGTTTCCACATCGCATCAGCTTTGGCAAACACGTGCAACCGGCCAAGTGCGACATTCGTCTCCTGATCACGCACGTCAATGACCCCGTCTGCTACGCACTTCTCTAATTTCCAGATTGACCAATCAAAGGGAAGTTCGGTGGACCCGCTTCGGCCGGCCTTATGGTACCTATTGAGTTCAGCCCTGCGCATTTCTGAGGTTCGTCCCGAAAGTATGCTGAACCTCTCGGATACTGCGCTGAGTCCCTCGGGTGTAAGGTCAAGATGAAATTCGGCTTCATTGGGCGCGCACGCAGCATTATGGCTCGCGAGGTGCGAATTTGTTGTGACGGCAATCATGGGGTCATATTCTATAGTGCCGCCGATCCGGTACTTGCCCTGAGGGAATACAACGAGTCTCGTTGATGGTAGTATTTCTCCTGCATCCAATGGAGGAGTTGATGTTACCTCATGGCATGTGAAGCACTGAATAGAGACGTCTAGGAACGTGTCCGGATAGTATCCTTCAATCAATACGAAATGGCAGTTGGCGCAGAAGAGATTTTCGTTGCCAAGTACTTTGGAGCGAAATATCGGTGCAGGGATGCCTTGAATAAGGATTGGATTATCGTCTGGCTGAATGTGCATTTCCACGTCTACACCCTGGTGGTAAGTGTCAAATTGAATGACCGTCGATTGAAATGGCAACTCTCTAGACGGCGGCGCTGATATTAGATGTCCGAGTAGTGCACAATGTCGTTTACGGCTTCAAGTATCTCGCGCATCACGCGTGTATCGATGGAAGGCAGCGTGTTCTCGACGGCTTTCATTGAAGTAGCCGCCTCGGCCGCCTGTTTCTACTGCAGCGGATCGAGGCCAGCCAGCGCGACGGCGCTCAACTTCGCCGCTGATTTGCATAATCATGCAATTGCGCGATGCGCCTAGGTCTGCTTTTTTGTTCGCATGGACACGAAACTTGCAGACTTGAAACTCAGGCCTTGGCTTCTCCGGGAGTTAAACATGATCGGGTATGAGGTGGTCGGAGATATGCAACATCTGCCGACTGCCGAATTGCTGCGAATACCCGGGATGGGCGGACATGACTGGCGGAAGATTGCCAAGGCGTTGGGGCGAGAGACACACCCAAACTTGAAGAAGGCGGATTTGGGAAGCTAAGGGGCAGCGCCCCGGGAGGGAGAGGGGCGCTGCCCGTCTCGGCCTGGCGAACTGCCGAGGGATGTATGCCGACCAATGTTATCGCGGAAGCGATGGCTGAAAACGGCGGGGCTCGAGGATTGTTCCCCATTTTTTCGGTGATTGTTTCTTTAGCTGCCACGTAGCCCGAAAGGGTTACTGGACAACCCGAACTGAGATTTGGAAACATAAGTCTGCTAGCGCAACAGGTAGAGACCTCTCATTTTAGCAGCAATTTAGAGCAGTGCCCCGCGCCCACTGGGCGGGGCACTGCTTGGGTTGTGTATCGAACCGATTCTTGGGATTCAACGGCTAATCGACCGCACTTAGCAGCAAGAAAAGCAGCGCTCCGGCCGTAGGAGCGCTGCAGTTGTCCGACATGTGCGATTTCGCCAGTCGGAATTCAGAGGGAGAAAACAACCTTCTGAAATGAGGAACGCCTCTCAAACGTCGTGTTGGGTGGAATGTTCCGGAACAATGCTCGTTTTTGAGATTAGCGAATTTCAGGCCGGTTCCGGTAGCGGCTGCAGGGGAAGGGGACTGGCGTCTCCACCGCCGTCATCGTCCGGCCACCAGCCCTTCCAATCGTCTCCCAGCGCTTCCTTCGCCTGGCGGCCGTCCAGACGGGCGATGAGCATCTTCACCAGCTCATGCTCCGAAATGCCACTATCCGGCGGTAGGTACGCCGCAATGTCCTTCTGGCAATCCCAGATCAGCTGCTTCATTCTGAGCGCGTCGGCCATGTTCCGTCTCCTCGGCAAGTGAACACGTCATCGGGCATTGAGGTTCCCACCCTTGCCGGCGGCCGGTCGTCTCCTATCCTTCATGTTTGATCATGGAGGGAAGCATGGCAGACAATCCAAAGAAGAAAGGCCGCGACCGCGAGCTCGTTTCCGAACAGGAGCACGAGGTCGCCTATTTAATGAAAACGGCGAAGGTGTCGCGACAGAGGGCGCTGGAAGCGATCCGCGAGGCCGGGCCGAACCGAGAGAAGGTGATGGCGTATCTGGGCAAGAAGTAACGGCTGCGCGATGCCTTATTGCCGGGGCTTTCCTATGAAGATCGTATTGCCGTCTCGGTTTTCGCACCTCTTACATCGCATTCTCGGCGCCAACTGAAGGATGCTCTGTCTTTTGCCGAAGCGCGCGGCCAGAGCGCGCCGATTTAGTCGATCGATGCGGCCGCAGCTCCGGCACTTGCAAAGCACGTCGCACCATTCGGGAAGGTTCGCGAAAGTAATCTCTTCAGGGGCGCCGGCTGGGGCCGCATCGCCAGCCGGCTCCTTCGAGAGACGGGCGGCTCTCCCGATGGCATGTCATATGTGAGCCTGCAGCGGTCGCGTTGGATGTTGCCGCTCTTGGGGCAACCGAGCGCCTTGGAGAAGTCGGAGAGCAGCCCCGGCATGCTCCGGTCTCCTATGCGATCGAAAAGCTGTCGTGCGTCGTATTGCTTCTTTACACCGCACTCACATTTGATGCGGATCTTCGTCCAGGCGAGAAGCTCCGAAAGCCACCAGGCTCCGGTTCTAGGCATGCTTCAACTTCCATTCGGGCTGATGCTCCGCGCAAAACCACCGCGGCTCCTCTTTCCCCAATGCAAAGCCGAGGCTGCCCCACTTCTTGCAGCCGGCATGCTCGCACCAGTGCTCGTACGCGACCGTTTCCTTGAATGTGCTCGCCCCGGCTTCATCGCTCATTTCGATTACCCATAAATTTTCAGCCGACATTTGTTCCTAATATGTTCTCTCAGCCGAAAGAGTCAATTCGGCTTTTCGCGGGCCTGTGCGTTAATGGCCTGATGGCCAAAGCATCCTCAAAGAAGCCCCGCGATACCGCTCCAATCGATCCCATGCCGGCGCGGGTTGATCCCTGCCTTGCGACGCTCGTCGACAGGCCGCCGAAGGGGCCAGACTGGGCCTACGAAGTGAAATGGGACGGATACCGGATCGCCGTCCACATCGAGCCCGCCCGGGTGCGGATACTCACGCGCGGCGGCTATGACTGGACCGGAAAGTTTCCCTCGATCGCAGACGACGCGCGGCGTCTCGCCGTGAAGACAGCCATCCTCGATGGCGAAGCCGTCGTGCTCGACGACAAGGGCCGTTCGGACTTCGGGATGCTGCAGCGTGCGCTCGGCCGCTTGCCATCGCCGTATGAAGCCGGCGCCATCGTCTTCTTTGCCTTCGATCTCCTTTATCTCGACGGCCGCGACCTGCGCCGGCTGCCGCTGCGCGAGCGCCGGCGATTGCTCGAGCCGCTCGTCGCCGGCCGGGAAGGGGCCGTCCGCCTTTCTGATGAGGTTCACGCTGATGGTGACGAGTTCTTTCGCGTCGCGTGCGAACACGGGCTCGAAGGCATCATCGCCAAGCACGTCGAGAAGCCCTATCGCTCCGGCCGCGGCGAGTGGTGGCAGAAGATCACCTGCAAACGCCGGGATAGTTTCGTGATCGTCGGCTTCGAGCCGTCCACCGTGCCCGGTCATCTCGGCCGGTTGCTGCTGGCCGCGCGCCAGGGCGGCAATCTCGTCTATGTCGGCGGTTGCGGGACTGGCTGGTCACACGACCTATCGCGCGAGCTGCGCAACCTCCTCGAATCCATCGCTACGAAATCGCCTGCAGTGAACCTGCGGCGGAAGAATGCCGTCTTCACTGAGCCGGTGCTCGTCGCAGAAGTCGAGTATCGCGCTTGGACGGATGACGGAAAGCTGCGGCATGCGTCGTGCAAGGGAATTAGGGAGAGGGCGGACGACGCGATGCTCTTTGAGATGCGCTGAAGCTCTGGAGGCTCCGCCTACTTTGTCGGTCCCAAACCATCAATAGGCGACGAGCTCATCACGCGGCCGAGCCCGGGGTGGCGCATGGCTGGTCGAAATTTCAAAATGTACCCGACGCCGTTATTGCGGCGGCGATTCTGGGATCTTCGAGAGGGAGATAGTCTGCGGTTGTGTCCAGGCTACCGACCGCTTTCGGGTTGATCAACAGTAAGCGAAATTCATTCTCGTGCTCGTAAGCTTGCGATTTCACGAACGCTGTGCCCATCCAGATTGCGAGCGGGTCGCGGTGTTTCTTAAGTTCGAAGTAGTCTTCAATCATCCACCGCCGATCCTTTTCTCCGTAGAGTACTTCGCGGCCGACCAAAACGTGGCCTGCTAGAGACGTCCGTTCTGTTACGATCTCATCCAGCGCGAGTCGTAGTTTCTTGAGATCATAGGTCGCATAAGCACCCAGCTCCGGATTGCCATTATCCCTGATCTCATCCGCTCGAGCCGCGTTGTATTCTCCCATCGACGAACAAGAGCAGTAATCGTTTATCTGAAACTCCACCAACACCGAGGCCTCAAAGCCGGAAATGTGAATGCCATCCAAACGGATGTTGCTACCGAATTCCGCATTCTTGAAATAGCCGTTCCTGCTCTCGAAGGCGTTCCGCTGCGTTCCTTCCTGAAGGTCGCTAAAGCGCCCAACGTTCAGTTGCATATCGCTCCCCCTGTACCGAGCCAAGGTTCCAAACTGGAAATAACCCGCAAGCGCCGAATTCAGGTGCCTTTCATCCATATGGCGAGTGATGTAATCGGGCCCGCCGTCGTCCATAACCGCAAGTTGATCGCCGGTTAATTCAGGGCACTCCAGCAACCTTTCAACGCGAATCGCAGACGAACCGAAGTTTTTCCCCCCGGATAATCTTCCCCGAGGCAATCGAGGAAGAACAGGTCTAAGATTTGTACCTGATAGCAATTCATTGGTGGTTTTTTTCATAAAATATATCCTTGGATTGAATCCTCGGGGTTCATAGTTTCTCCTGACACCAGCAGTCAATCGTTTTTTGAGCGAGTTTCAAAGGCGGCCTGGGGACCGTTTCAAGTGAACTACCTGCGTGCACAATCTCGTGTCCGTTCCGATCAATGCAAAACCGAGTCACCGAGTCCCCAACTAATTCCCGAACTGGCCGCCTGGACATGGCGCAAAGCCTTGCGTATCAGGGCGTCCAGAAACTTAGACCTCTCTCCTGGGGGTCAAGGCGTAGTGGGTTCGAACTCGCATCTTCAAGGGCATCAAGCCGCGAGGCGATGACGCGACCGTATTCGAAATTCCTGTTGCAGATCAGCCAAAGAACAACTAATTTTCGGTTTCCAATTCACGAAACGTTCCGCGTTTTTGGGTGTAGTTATCGCACGGCATTGGAAACCGCTTTACTTGATTTGTAGGCTGTTCAGAGAAAAATAGATTACTCTTAATCAGCGGGTCCACGGTTCGAGCCCGTGATCACCCACCATTCTTCTCTTCTTCTCAAAGATCCGTTCATGGCTTGCCGGATACCAATGCCTTGCTTAAGGCATGGACACTCGTTCCAAGCTTTTGAAAGTACGCGCTTCCGCATGGAAAAGCGTTACACATTTTTGCTGGAAGTGCCCTAAGCCGACAAGCGGGATTCCGCATAAGCGTCGTGGCCGTCATTTGCCCGTTCGATCTCGTGCGTTGCAGCACGAGCAAGAAATCCAGACCGCGTAAGGCCGTGGGCTTCGGCGAAGGCATCTATCTGCTTCAGGACACCTTCGGGAAGCGTAACGTTCACTCGAATGGCTCTTTTTGCCTCGGTTTTCACCGCGACGAGAATAGCGACGCAATCCTTGTTCTCGACGTCGGACATGACAACTTCAAGGGAGGAGGGCTCCGGGATGGCCTCGCCGTCCTCTACCAGCCCTTCAATATGCAAGGCCAAGGCTTCCTCTGCCATAGCGCGCGCGTCGTCGAGGTCGGCACCGGCGGTCACGACGCCGGAAAAATCAGGAAAGGAAACGCCGTAATCGCTCTCGGCGTCCTTGTGGATCAATCCGATATAGTTGCGCATGGTCTTACCTCAATTTCAAACCGGACTGCTTTTCAATGCTCCTGAGGGTACCGATTGGTAGATCCCTCTTCGGGTGAAGAACGGTAACCCGGCCGTGCTTTTTCGGATGTTTGAATTGAACGTGGCTGCCCTTGGTCGCAACCTCGTACCATCCGTCCTTCTGCAATGCTGCAATAATGTCGCCGCTCTTCACCTGATACGACAATACACACGCATGTGTATTCGTCCAATGAATTTGTCAAGCCAATCTACGGCGGCTTTCTCGGATGGTCTCGAACCGTCGGATCATCAGCTTGTGCTAAAAAAGCCAATATTCATCTCTAACGACCGCCTGGCTGGGACTTCGAAGCGAGTTCGGACGGAGAGTTCATGCGAGGTTATCTGCTCCTGACGGAGGCGAGAAGCGGGTCGAACTGGCTGGGTTCGCTCGTCAATGCCGCCGGTAATATGGGGCGCTCGAGCGAGTGGCTCTCGCCCAAGATCCATCGGCTGGATACCGGCGCCTTGTCATGGGACGCATTCTTTCAGGAACTCCTCAGGAAGTGCTCTACGCCGAACGGCGTCTTCGGCTCGAAGATATTCCCGAACCAGCTTTTCGTGACGCATGAGGTCTATGGAAGGGATTTCATTCAGCATTGCCTCGCCATGCATGACGTTGCGCTCGTATTCCTGCGGCGCAGGGATACGCTGAGGCAGGCGATATCCTATGCGCGGGCGAGGCAAACACGTAGTTTTGCCGCTCACGTCGAGGGAAGGGCCAATCCCCAATACGACTTCGAGCAGATCGCCCGATGCTTTTTCTACATTCGCGACAGCTATGCCTTCTGGCAAAGCTATCTGGAACTCACCGGCGTTGAATTTGCCGAATTCGTCTACGAGGAGCTCGCCGCCGATCCGATTCCATTCGTCAGCCACTTGGCGGAGCACTTGCAGATGCCGCTACCGGCGGAGCTGCAGACATCAATGGCAGTCCAGCGTGACGATCTGACGGAAGAGTGGATCGCCCGCTTCCACGAGGATCGCAGATCTGCGAACCTCCTGGAGGCCTATGACCGGCGCGAACATATTCCGGGAAAACTCAAGAACTTCGTCAAGTTGGGGACCCGGAGCCTGCGACCGCGGTATCCGTTTGCGTTCTAG